ACCGACTTAGGCCGCGCCGTGTTAGCGCAAGCGCCCGTTGCCGACAATGCGCCCGCGAATAAGCCGGAAACGATCACTGCCACGCAATGGGACACGGTAGCGGAGGCGTGGCAGCAGGGTAAGGCTGTAATTCGTGACTGTTTTGGTGATATTACAGCTAAAATTGAGCAACTGCCAAATGGTGATTATGAGGCAACGGACATCTACGGCGAATCGTGGTTTGTAAAGCCTGTATCTGCGAAATACGGAACATTCACCGTTGAATGGTTTACCTTACCAAATCCGCTACCTGACCCAGAAGATATTGCAGATAATGAGCGCGGCGAGGAGTTGGTTGAATTATTCAAACGTGTGGAAGTTCGTTTAGAATATTTGAATAAATCTGCTATTGAGTTAGGGCTACCAATTGCTGAGGAAACAACCCTTGAACAGTGGCTTAATAACGCCGCTGATTATCTTCCGATATGGTATAACGACGCTATCAAAGATAATGCTCAATTGTCACTAAATCAGCAACCGGCAGCCGAACCCGCGAAGGCGGCGGGGGAGGGGGAGCTTGTCCGCTACAGTGACGACTTTGGTTATATCATGAACAATGAAACTATTGACTATATCATCCTCCAAACACCAACGGATGGTCACAGTAGTTGGGTTGCTATTCACCCCTCTATTCAACAAGCCATCAACGAGGGGTGGGTTGAGGTCATTTATTCAGCGAAATACGTGAACGATCAAGGCAAAGGTTACACGGTTAAATTGACTGAAAAGGGACGAGGACGGCGTAGAGCTTTTATGGCAATGACACAACTAACTGAGATAGACACCTTGCAAGCCGAACTCACCACCATGAAAGCCGAACGGGACGCGGCGCTGAACCGTAAAACGTGGCCTTATAGTGACTATCAATTTGACTATATCCCATATGCGCTAAAGATTACAGACGGTGATAATGAGCACCCCACTAATTACGGAGTGGTCAAAGTTACTCACAAGGCGCATGGGGCTACTGACACTTTCGTGGAATACAAAGAGGTTGAACGCCTCGAAGCCGCCCTAGCCGCCGCCCGACTGCGGGAAGCGAGGTTACGTGAGGCGCTGAAGCCGTTTGCGGAGGCGGGTAAGACGATTAAACAAGTCCCTCCGCCTGAAGTCGAGCTAGAACCTGATAGCCAATTGGTTCTAGACGAGAACATTGTTAAGGTATATGGCATAAGCGACACGGTAACTATAGGCCATTTCATGCAAGCCGCGTTAGCAGCGGGAAGCGAGGGGGCTAGCGATGGCAGCAAGTGAACTTATTAAATGGCTTAACAGTGATGATACGGGGGTGTCCTCTAAGGCTATTGTAGCCTATATGGAGGGCATTGAACCGGGGCGCTTTGGATACGACTACCCGCACGATCCTTCTGATTTAGGGCGCTGTTTACGGTTGCTGGATATTATGCCGGAATATAAGGCACGGTTAAAACACATGAAACACTTATCACCTGTATGGCGTAACCTTATTCAGAACTGGAACGAAATCAGCGCTTTGTACTACGAAGAATATCCAACTGGCAGAGCGCCTAAATGTTATGACCGGATGAAGGCATTAATCGAAGCAGGACGCAATGAGCAAGTTATCTAGCCACGCCCACAGTCACCCCGTAAGCCGCAACCCTCAACGGGGCGGTAGGGGGCGGGAAACGGTAAATATTAGGTCTTATCGGAAGGGAAGGAAATCACAAATGAACACACATCGAGTAGAAATCACAGACGCTAATTTTGAGCCAGTCATTAAGTATTTGGCTGATGCAATCAAGTGGCTCGACAGTGACCAGCCAGAGAACGCGGTCATGAGCCATCATGGAATATACCTTGCAGCGCCGCATGATGAAAGTGTTCAACTTAGCATCAGTCTGACACCGGCGGGCGCTAGCGGGCGACCAGTATTAGTTTTTGGCAAGCCATACATTGAGGATAAATCATCCGTTACGGGCGCGGCGCAGGATTGTTTTACTACTGATGAGATCGAAGTCATTCAACAGGGTATCGCCTCGGCGGGTGGTGAAATTCTTGACGCTTGGAACGGGGCAGGAATGTATTCAGCGTCATTTGCTTTGGCGCGATTTGCGGGTGACAAAGTTGCGACACTCGTTCGCAATTATTCCCGACACATGCACCAGTATGGTTTTTCTTGGCCTAACGAAGTTCAGGCTTTGTACGGCCTAGCTGTGAAGCCTGAATGCTGGCATTGATTCGCATCACATAATAAAGACTCTCAGCAACAAAAACCCGGCACACCACCGGGTTCATAGGCAAGAAAGGAGCAAGATATGATCTTCCGCCAATACGAGGCGATTATCCGCAAACTCAAGACTGAAACACGTAGGACTTCAGAGAAGGATACGTACAAAGTGAACCATGAGTACAGCGTTGTGCCAAAACGAGCACAACCGACTGTTTACTACCAATGGTGTTCCGACTTCAGCGCATGGGGGTATGAAAGCATTGCCGTTACTCCGCGCTTAGAAATTTGGCATGAACTGCACGGGGATCGGTTTAAAACGCCCAAGGTTGTTACCATGCCGCCATATTGGGCAGGATTGGAAAACTGGAAACCCCTCAAGGTACTGATCCTTGAGAAACGATGGGAACACCTGCACGACATTGACGAAGCAGGGGCTATCGCGGAGGGGATTCAGGTTAGAGACAGTCTTGATATTAACGGTCATCGTATCGAGGTGTTTTATCACGATCTTTCCCGCACAGTCTTTTTTAGTGCTGTAGAGGCTTACCAGAACCTTTGGGATTTGATAAACAGTAAGTCCAAAATCTATAGATGGAGTGCGAACCCTTTGGTGTGTGTGCATAGGTTCGAGATAGTTGAATAACAGAATCGTATCTGTACTTTTAGGCTATTTGAGCGTAAAATAGAGTATCAAAAGGTAGCGCCCACACTGCTTGTAACAGTTGGGCGCTTGAGTAGTCAAAGGAACTAACTACTATGAACAATGATACAGGATTCTTGCCGTCCCCGCCAGATAACACTATCATTATTCAGTTGACTAAAGGATACGCAACAATCGTTGATTACGCTGATTTAGACTTGCTGCGATGGAAATGGAAGGCTTCGGGGAAGTATGTTCGCGCAGCGCGAAATGTATCAATTAAGGGGAAGTGGCACACTATATTAATGCACAGGGCAATTGTTGAGCGTATGATTGGCAGAACTCTTGATGGTTCAGAACATGTAGACCACATTGACGGGAATCCGCTTAATAATAGTCGATCAAACCTCCGCATAGTAACCAATACTCAAAATGCTTGGAATCAGCACGCTTCAAAGAGTAACACGAGTGGATACAAAGGGGTGTGCTGGCATAAACGTCAACAAAAATGGGTTGCACAAATTTGCGTAAATAGAAGGGTGATCCACCTTGGAACGTTTGAAACACCAGAACAAGGGCATAAAGCATATTGTGAAGCGGCTAAACAATATTTCGGTGAATACGCTAGATATAGCTAGTAGCATCAACGGGAAGTCGAAGCAGTATTGTTGGGCAGCTAACCCGGCAGTGCAAGTCCATAAGTTTGAACTGGTCGAGGAGTAAAGGAGCAAATAATGACGGAACCTCTTAATATCGTGAAGATTACAAGCCAGAAGGCAATTAGGGAAAACACCAACGCACAGGGGCTATTCATAACTGTCATTCAGTCAGAAGGTGTTGCTGATGACGGGAAATTCTACCGCTGGCTAAACGATCATTGGGGTGATGAACAAGGGTGGGTGCACGAAAGCGGTATGTACCTTGTTATTCCACTTGGTCGCACCCAAGTTGACACGCCAAACGAACACTGCTAGACTGTCTAGCAGGTAACGTGCCTCGGCACACAAAGGGCGCTCATGATCGTGGGCGCTTTTTGTTACCCCTCCCCCGTGCTGTCCTCAAGATACTTTGCGGCAGCATCATCTTCGCTGATGTCGTACTGCACCTGATCGGCCTGCTTGACGTAATCACTTGCTCCATCGTCAGGCGCGGTGGCATTACTCAGCGCTGGTTGCAACACTTCTGACTTCAACATCTTATACGCCGCCATACGAGCGTAAACGTCTGTTTTGGGATCAAGCGCGGTTTTCAAGAACTCCCCCATGATTTGCGTGAAGTTATCTTGAACCCTATCCGCCATAACTTGCAACTGTTCCAACCGCAGTGGTTGTAACCATGCCCGTGCATCTGCCAAGGTCTGGTTTTTCGACCATTCGCGCCGTTTGGCTGTGAGCGTAGTTACGGTGATACCCATTGCCTGTGCGACTTGGGCGTTTACTTCACTCGTGCTGCGGGTTTCAAAGGCCGCGCCAAGACCGCCGTATTCTTCCACGAGTAGCAAATAGACAAGGGCCTGAGTCATCTCAGGGTTAGATTGGTACAGGGCATCCCACTCATCAGGGGCAATGTCAATTTTTGCAACGATTTGGGAAGGTATTTTGCTCATATTTGTCCTTTCTTTTTTACACGAAATTGTTGTATAATGAGTTCTAAGAGACAGAACCGACTATGCACTTTATCTTACCACAAAAATAACAGAGGGAGGTTAATAATGACCGGATCAGGTGCGGAAATTACCAATGAAGGTGTTGTTAAGGCTATTGAGCGTTTAGCCGTTCTCCGTTCGGAAATCGAACCCATTTTACCAACGCTAAAGGAGCAAAAGAACAAGGTTGCCGCCGAACTCGCAAAATACGAGAAAGAATTAAGCGATGCTGAGACAGCAGTACGCGAGGTGGCATTAGACTATATTCAACAAACGGGCGACCTTGACCCGCACCCTGCCCTTACCTTTCGCCGTACAACCAAATTGATGTACGAAAAAGAATCAATTATGTACGACCTCCTGACAACTGAACTTGACGAACTTGCAACTGAACCAGATCGCTTAATTAAAGAAGAAGAAATGTACAAGGTTCTAAGTAGTGGGGGAATTGGCAAGTATCTTAAAGTAGCCGTATCACTTGACGTTCGCGCCTTTGAAAAGGATTTTAAAGATGGGAAACTGGCATGGGCGCAGGTTGAGGAAGTTTCCGCCCCTACTATCGCCATTGGGAAATTAGGCGACATCATTATCGCAAAGGAAATTGAGGACAATGGCGCAAGTTAAATCCCATTTGGCCCTACCCCATCTCGTGCTGTTGAAAATCATCCAGCAGCATCCGAACCTGCATAAGCATGAACTGTGGCATCCGCGCGGAGGTAGGTGGAATAAGAGCCTGAAGCTGCTGGTGGAAAGTGGTCACTGTGCCTACGTGACTGCGGATCGCAATTTTGCAGCGGCTATCGACACGTTGCGGTTTTGCGGATTGCTGCAAGAAGAATGTCCTTATGTGGCAACTGAGGCAGCGGAAACGTTGCTTATGAACCTGCCGAGAAGCGAGAAGAAATGGCCTTTGTTGATTAAGATATGTGACAATGGAAGTTTCAATTTAAGTGATGCGATCTATTTCGAGAATAAGTAGTAAAGGAGAAAACAACGTGAAGTGGCGAACAATAACCGGAAAGGTGATGGATGTTAATGAGATGACCGATAGCCATATCCGCAATGCGTGGGCATTCTTGTTCTGTAAATTAAATTTTGGCGTAGATGATGGAGTGATGGATATTTTTGACGGGTTTAGGAAAGAACTAAAGCGGCGGGGACAGTGGAACTTGAAACTCGAACTTCAGTACAAGGATTTAGGAACGCGCAATAAAATCCATCGCATAGCAGAAAATATATCGTACCACAACATGCACGGGCATGACTTTGAATAAGTGAACAAAGTAGTAAAGGAGCAAGCATAATGACCGACCTATCGTTAATGACTATTGATCCGGCAAGCGCCATTGAGGGCGCAAAAGCCCGTTATCAAACCCTGAAAGACCTCACTAAACAGGTGTTGGTTGAAGGGGTTGACTACGGCACAATTCCCGGCACAGAAAAACCCTGCCTGTACAAAGCAGGTGCGGAAAAGTTGTGTGCGACTTTCGGGTTAGACCCGCGTTTTGAAATTCTCGAAAAGATTGAGAATTTCGATGACGAAAAAGGGCTGTTCCATTACGTGATACTGTGCCGCCTCATTCATGTGGCATCAGGTGCAGAGATTGCTACAGGCATTGGTTCCTGCAACAGCAAAGAGAACCGCTATCGTTGGCGTTGGGTATCTGAGGATGATATTCCAAACTACCTTGATAAGAAAACCCTCAAGAAGCGCGACTCCTCCATCACCGAGCCACAGTTTGCCGTTGAAAAAGCTGAAACAACAGGTCAGTACGGTAAACCCGCCGAATATTGGCAGCAATTCAAGGATGCAATTGTCAACCATACCGCCTATGCAGGTTCACGCTCCACCAAAAAGGGTACAGAAATGGCGACGTGGATTATCCCAAGCGTATCCTACAGGATACCCAACGATGAGATATTTACTCTTGCTAACACCATCATGAAAATGGCTTGCAAGCGTTCACTTGTTGCAACAACACTCATCGGAACATCAGCCTCCGAGTGGTTCACTCAAGACATGGAGGACATTGCGGACTTCGGTGCAGACTTCGTTCAGGGCAAGGCGACTCCTGCTGTTGCTACCCCTGCCCCTGATAAGATCATCGTGGATGATGGCGGCAAGACTGCGACTGAACTTGCTAAACTGAGTCCTGAAGCAGAAGCGGCGGCAAAGGTGAAGGCCGAGGCAGAAGCAAAGGAAAAGGCGCTCAAGGCGGAGCAAGAGGCTAAAGAGAAAGCGATTGCTGCGGAACGTGATGCGATCATGGCGGCAATGGTCGGTGATGATAAGTTGTACCCAACTGCCGCTGAACTGAAGGAACGTATCCATCTGTGTGGTTATGACAGCTACGCCGCAATGCGAGGGGATATGACCAGTGATGAAGCGCTGATGCTGCTCAGCGTAGATGAACACGATGCCGAGAAAGTCATTGACACAGAGCCGGTTCTGCCTGTGGTGGATGTTGTTGTAACCCCTGGGCCAGTGAAGGTGAAGAAGTAACAAGATAAGTATCTGAAAGGAGGTTTTATGTTCGATTACACGAGCAAGGATACAGAACCGGATATGGACTTTTGAGGGGAAAAGGAGTAAGATTATGGTATCAGTAAATGAAAGCACCCGCACTGTTCAAGCAGTCGGGCGCATGAGTAATCAAAGGACATTGACTACCATGAATGATCTTACCCCTGTTTCAAATCCCCTGCAAGTTGAAATATGGAAACCTATTGTTGGTTTCGAAAGCACCTACGAGGTATCTACTTTGGGGCGAGTGAGACGATCCGCCCCCGGCAAGGGTACTAAAGTTGGAAGAATTAGAAAACTAATTAATGACCATATGGGGTATCCAATTGTTCAGTTCATAAAAGAGGGTATACCTAAATCCTTTAAAATCCACCAACTTGTTGCTCGAACCTTTTTGGGCGATCCCCCGTCTCCTCAATATGAGGTTAATCATATTAATGGCATTCGCACTGATGCCCGTCTCTGTAATCTTGAATGGGTTACGCGATCAGAAAACATGAAACATGCCTATGCCACTGGACTTGCATCAAATAAAGGAGAAAGAAACAACGCCGCGAAATTGACGTGGGATCAAGTGCGCGAAATACGCCAAATGTACAACGATGGGGTAAAGAGAAAACAGATTGAAAAGATGTTCCCGATTAAATTTAGCGCAATCTACGCCATCACGAAAAACAACACATGGAAGGAGTAACATGCACATATTTACCAGATTAGATAACGGTAGACTTAAGACACATGTTCGTGCTGTAAATGAAATAATGTATCCTGCGTATGGTGCTTCCACAGAACATATTACTACCCCTAGACCGCGCTGGATAGACAACCCTGATCTTCATCGACGATATTCACTACAAAAAATGATGCCCGGTTCGACGCTGGTGGTCGGCAAGGTTGAAACCTACCGCAAGAAAACCATCAGCCGGTGGTGGGTCGAGGGTGAGGAATACCCGTTGGAGCAAGCGGTGGTGGCAATTGCCGCTGCTGCTGAGAAAGAACACCCCCTGCCCTTCTTTAAGTTGTCGGTGCTGCAAAAGCGCATTTTGCGATATTGGTTGGACTATGAACAGAGGGTGGGTGAACCTCCGTACATCACCGAAGCCACTCGCGCCCTCAACCGGAGCATCCAATACTTAGGGGAGCAAATTGTACAGATGTCTGAATGGGACATCATGTACAAGGTGGGTGGTGTACAGGCTAAGGAACTATGGCACGTTAATTTAGACCGGATCGCGTTGATTAGTTTGGAGGAGTGATGACGGACGGAATTGAGTACAGGGTTGGTATAGCCAGTTTGCCGCTATTTCCACATCCCTGCTTTAAAGAACCCGATGCAGCAAAGGAAGAAGCGCTGCTACAGGCCGATGAGCAGGCAAGTGTCATCGCCATATGGGAAATTAATTCGATAACCGACACGATCACCATAGCCTGTTTGGTATTTCAGGGCATGATCTTTGTTCCGGCGTTAGTGGAGGAACAATAAGATGATACTTAGAACCAAGAATAGTGCAGGCACACACATTTACCCCCGTTTGAAATCAGGAACAACCGCTGAGTGGGACAGAGAACGTTATTGCGTTTTCGTTCCCGATGGGATTCTTGAGGGTGGGGATTGGGCTTGTAGCATTTCGGATAATGAAGTCGGCACGGTTGTTATCGACACGCTTGAGGAATTAGCACAAATGATAACCGCACTTGAAATCGCTTATGAACGCGCCAAGCAGCACAAGACTATTCCGGTACGAAAGGAGCAATAAAATGACAACGAAACTCGATACGATCAAAACTGCCGTTGCGAACCATTTTGCAGACCATGAAGCACGAGAAGCGGAGTACGGTGACAAGATTGTAACTGATGAACACGCCGCCATGTGCCTGCTCCGTGACTTACTCCCCCTTCTTGATGCGGCAGTGATATGGGATGACATAAGATGGGATACCCCAAAAGGGGAACAAGTAAAGAGACTTGTTGATTTACATACAGAGATTATTAAATTAGGAAAGGAGAAATAAATGGAACCCAAGTACATTCGCAAGTTGAATGACCTGATTTACACGGAACTTTTCGGCAAGAACACTACCGCGCTGTTGATTTACTTCAACCTTTCCCCTCTGAACCTACGCGATACAGACGACAACGCTATCCGTGACAATATGGGGCAGTTGGCACTTGAAGCACTGAATGACATAGAGGGGCGCTGTGCAGACACCTTTCGCTCGATGAAAGATGTATCATGGGAAGCAGTGACGGAGTTGGTGACTGAGATTGCCAATGAAGCGGCAATCGAGTATAAGGCAGAGTCGGCGCGGTTGGGCGTGGATTTGCTAACCGGAAATCCTCTCACTATCCAAACGGAGTAATTCGGATTACAATAAGACAGAGCCGAATATGGCTTTTTGACCTCAAATGTGCTAGAATCAAAGACATCTAAATACAAACGGGCGCTTGTGCAGCAAACACTTACGCCCGTTCTAAACTATGGAAGGAAAATTTCCAGATGTCTACTCAAGATTCTATCCTCAATACGCCTACCCTGCAAGATGAAATTTGGAAACCAGTTATTGGATACGAAGGTATCTACGAGGTTTCTAGATCGGGTTTAGTAAGAGCATTACAGGCCGTAAGGCAGCACAAACCAGGGCGGATATTAAAACCAAAGACCACCAATATGGGGTATTTGGAAGTTGGATTGTATAAAGACCGTAAACGTCACTGGTATTTAATTCACCGTCTAGTTGCAGTTGCCTTTCTTCCCCCTCAACCAACACCAAAGCATGAGGTTAATCACATTAATTCAAATCGTGCAGATGCACGCGCAGAGAATTTAGAATGGGTAACGAAATCAGAAAACGCTAAACACGGGTTGAAATATGGGAACCGTAACAATCATGGCGAATACCACTCAAGGGCAAAACTTACATGGGAACAAGTCAGAGAAATTAGGGTGTTATTTTCAACCGATCTATCTGACCAGAGTATTGGGGAAGTGTTCCATGTGAGCAGAGGAGCCATCAAGGAAATACGTCGAGGGGCAAACTGGAAAGAAGACCCGCTTACAATAAAAGGTAAATCTGTGGTAAACTAAAAACAACAGAGTTGAATATGCGTTTAGGGTATTATCATAGGCGACAGATTCCAACCAGAAGCAACAAAATCGGTGCGTATGTGGGGTTTCAACACGTTCAAGAACCCCGATATTCGTTACGATAAATGGGGTAAACCGCTATTCCAAGGGGAACCAGGTAAACCTGACATGGATGTTTGGGGCGGTGGTCGCTTCACAATGATCGAAGTCAAGGACGGCTACGATAGTTTTAGTTTCAACAATTTTGAGCAAAATAAACGAGAATATATAGCCAAGTATTGCACCCCTGCCCCCTACTTGGTACAGGTCTGGATTTGGTTGTCGCTGGGCAACGGCTATCCCAATTGGAAGCCGGAGAAACAGCCGCGCTTTACGTGGCTCATTCCGTATCAAGAATGGCTTAAAATGGAGGAACGAGTAAGACCTTATCAAGCCACGCTACCTTACCTCGCAGGCAGGGGATACGGACTCGAAATGCAGGCGCAAAAACTTGATGCAGTTCACATTTTTGAGCGCTTCGTGTTACAATGGGAGAAAGGGGTGTGGCAATTGCCACACACACACCCGTTTTACAAAATGTACATCGAGGCAGAGCCAGTTCCGTTTTACCAAACAGAGGAGAACCCGCAAAATGCAAAACGATTTAACGATAACCGATCCAGAGGTTCGAGACGAGATGTCTTTGGCAATCTCGAATACAACTTCGGACTTAGACGCTGTTTTGCAGGAACTACCCCGGAAGGAACAGGCATTATATTTGCGGGACAACATGAGAGGTCTTTTAAAACTTTCAATGTTGGCTTCGCAAGGTTTACTCATCTTAATGTGGAAAGTTTTGAAGGACGGGCTATGGACTTTGCCACTTGAGAACGGGGAGCATTATAAAGATTTACGTGAATGGGTCGATAACGAGGTTTGGGCCACCTTTCACAAGCGCAATGCGACTACTGAACTGGCTCCCCCGCTGATGCAAGATGTGGTGCGTGTGGTCGAACGGGTATTCCCTTACGCCATGACCAGCAGTGTACGCGATGCGAATGGCACACCGATAACTCCTGAATACCTCATCAATGAAGTGGGGTTTGGCAAACTCAAGATCGTATCGAGCCAATTTATTGATACCGACAACAACGAACATCTGACTGCTGCACAAAAAGCAGAGAAGCGCGACAAACTACTGCTTGACCTTACGCAGAAGTCAGCCCGTGAACTGCGGAAGGAATACAGCACCCCGCGCATTCCGATCATCAACTATGCGCTAAACATTGCCCCTACCGGCGCATCCGACATCATTATGACCGGATTATCACCAACACAGGTCGAACTCATCCGTACATCCCTTGGGCGCATGGTGCAGGAACATGCGATTCACATTAGCGAAGCCGACAGGGAGGCGCTTTTTACGTTATTAACCCCTGAAATGCAAAATACCTATGAAATCGAGGGTGATGAATAACCTGATTTGGTAGTGAGTAATGTCATATTGGACACCTATAAACTCGTATTATTTTTGTAACATCTCTTGGGTTCATGCAAATGATTGAAAACGTTCTCGGTGAGAAAAGGCATATCCGGCTCTGTAAAATTTACAAAATTCGTTATTTTTTCACAAATGATAGGCCGAATGGTACTTGTAACAGCTTATGATAGTAAGACTGAAAGGAGTAATATATAGATAAGATGAAAATTAAAATGAGGACATTCATAATGGGGACAACTTTAGCATCGTTATTTACAGGACTTGTTGTATACTGGATTCGCAAGAACCATACAGCAGTACCTATGGGCAATGGGTTTATGGACATGCTTGCATCATCACCGCCATTGCGATCACGAACAGATTTTGCGAATATCATTCATGCCGCCGATTACGAGAATACGAACGATCTCGATCTAGTGATGTTGGCGGAGGAAGCGGTACTCACTTTTATCAAGTCGCATATGGAAGAGGAGGACACAATCCATGTTAAATCTGAAATCTTACCTATCCTCTACAAACTCCAAGCAAGTCTCACAAACCGAGCCATACACGAAATCGCAATTGGAGGAAACGGTGCAGGGGAAAAGTCAGACGGAAATAAAGTTGAGGCAGCTTTACGCGGCGGCAGACAGTTTTTACAAAATGTTCGTAATCCATCAGGGAAACAAGCAAGCACAGCCCTTCCTTGATCTCGCTAGAACCATGCGAACCCTTGTAATTGAGTTGGGTGAAACGATTAGTAACTCGAATGACACTCAATTGCAGGAAGAATTAAGGCAGGCTCAGAAATTCTTGATGAATGCACTTAATGATGCCGCCAAGAAAGATTTGGCTATCGAGGATCAGGCAAAGGAGATTGAACGGCTCAAGAAGCTGCTTGAATCCCCTGCCCCGTCAGCAGAATAACCAACCATCGCAGACGGGCTTGTACCGTTTGTACGAAACGCAGAGCCGACTATGTATATTGAGAAGGGAGTATGATATGATTGTCTCTAACGGAAAACAAAATCGCCACGATGCTTCAACATCTGGCGAAAGAGTAAGTCTAATAAGGAGACTAACTATGGATAATTCTACTCCCATTTCCCCTGTCCCACAAGACGAGATATGGTCGCCCATTGCCAACTATGAGGGTATTTATGAAATATCTAACTTAGGGCGCATTAAACATATCAACATCCTTAACAGGGAAGACCGCATTATTTCCCCCGAACTATCACATGGACGTTTTAGAGTGCGTCTTTACAAAAGTGGTATTCGAAAAACCTTCTGGATGAGTGATCTTTTAGGTTTGGATACCGAAACCCGAAAAACAATTATTCCAGACTTGCCAAATGAAATTTGGAAAGATGTTGGCGGATATGAAAACATTTATCAAGTTTCCAACCTTGGGCGCGTTAAATCAAGTAAAAAGATCATTCGCGCAACAGTTAATAAGTGGGGATATGTCAACATAGGTCTTTCGAAAAATGGTGTTCAAAAGAAACACCAAGTTCACCGATTAGTCGCATTGGCGTTTCTTGGCACGCCACCTACCCCACAGCATCAGGTTAATCATATCAATTCATTTCGCAACGACAATCAAGTAATCAACCTTGAGTGGTGTACCGCGTCAGAAAATGCCATACACTCTTATGTTAACAACCACAGGGTTGTAAAAGGAAGATTTGGACAACCGCGAACAAAACTTACCCCGGAAAACGTAAATGCCATTAAGGAGATTGTGAAAAGCGGGACAAAACAAACAGAGGCAGCTAGGCTTTACGGTGTAGCAATTTCTACTGTGTGTTCCATCGTAAATGGCAAAACGCGAAACAAAATTGCAGAACCGAATCTGTAACTCTCATTTGCAGAACGGAACGTATTGTGATAATCTGGTGAATGCAAAAGTCCTCTTGCGAGGACTGGGTTCTGAAAACGGCTTGGCTTGAGAAACCAGCCCCCCCCTGAAAATCCACCTGAGAAGTGTGGAGGGAATTTTATTTCCCAATTTCAGGACACATTTATCAACGGGAATCTTACCGCACTTGTTCTAAAAGGTCAAGTGTCGGCTTGAAACCCCTAAAGAAAGGTTAATAGAAGGATGAAAAAGTTTATATTCAAGTCAGTGGAACATGGCGATACCGTCTATGTAGATCGTCTGGATTATAGAGCGCTCGTGAATCGTTTTCTGTTGCTTCAAGAAGTAGCAGAAGCGGCAATGGAACTTGAAAATTACACCACTAAACATCGTGTTACCGACTCGATTAAAGTGCGGCAGTTGAAACAAGCCCTCAGGAATACGCTCTCCGCTTTGCAGCAGGACGGTGTTTCATGACACCAACCCCTTGCTATTTTTCACATTCTTGCTCTAGAATTGAGTCACTTACCAATTTTAAATGCGAAACGGCGTGTGCTAGATACACATCGCCGCTTCTAGGTCAAGACGAAAGGAACTCGCAATGACCATAGTACAACCATCATACACCCCTTCCCCCGTTTCTGACAACTCGAACCTTCCTACTCCCCCATCGCCCGATGGAACTATTTACATGCTTGCAGGCAGAAATATCTATGAAAAGTATTCACCTGCCCCGCCAAACCCTGAACATGGATATTTCCCATCCCTTGAATCGGTATTGCAACATGCCACTAAAAAACTTGGTTCAGCAATAGAACCGGAGTTTTTAGAAAGCTCAAATAAAACGCCCTCGTCCTTTACCGCATGGAAATTCATAGATTGGACTTACAACCCTGTCTACATCTACGTCTGGGCTATCGAACCAGCACCAGCAGGCGGTGCAGCATGAACGACCTACGCGCCTACGAATGCATGATTGAGGACGTTGAATACTACGAGTCGGTTTACGATGGCTACGGTGGGCATCTTGGCTCTATTCATCAATCGGATGACTTTTACGGTATCTACTATGCCACTAGCCCATCCAAGGCCAAACACCTGTTCATCAAGGAAAATAACCACAACTACGACCTTGGGTTGGAATACACCAGCCCGATTAAAGTTCGGTTGCTGGCTAAAAACGTGGTGGGAATTTTTGAATATACCGGATTTGATGAGGATATTAAAGCCGATTGGGAAAATGCCGATCTGACTGCTCGTGGGCGGGAGATCGTTGCTGAATGGGAAAAAGTCAGAGCGTACTTGGCAGAAGATGTGGTGCAAGAATGAACGATAACACTACTGCCACCAAGTACATTCTGTCGATGCCATTTGACGCAAAGTTTGTCCCTATTATTCCTGAACTCGCAATGCAGATTGGCTTTTACGAAAGTATCCTGCTTCAACAAATATCCATCTGGATAAAGAATAGCACCAACATCCATGAAGGTAAGTATTGGGCATACAAGTCGTTGCGTGATATACACGATGAAGATATACCCTATCTAAGTATTGAAAAGATTCGACGGGTAATCCAAAACCTGAAAGATCAAGGTTACATCTTAATTGGCGACTTCAATGAAAAGGGGTATGACAGAACACAATGGTTCGCATTGGAACCTGATAAATGTTCGTCATTACTAGGCGTATTCGTCAATGTTCTTAGTGAAAAGAAAGACCTGTCTACAGCAGAGACACCCCTTATTCCTCTCTCAGAAGCGGGGGGGGTGTCTACAGCAGAGACAACAATACCAGAGAGTCTAATACCTAATACAACAGATAAGAGTACTTATCTGTCAACCGCTTCGCAGGTTGAGCGAGTTTCCGATCCCGATCCGGAACCAGATGCATCAGATGACGAGCAAGTAGACCTATTCGGCACAATCCCCAAGACCGAGCCGATGCGGAATGTACACAAGGCTGCTAAGACCATTGCCACTGCATCAGAACCGACTACGCCCTACAAGGCCATTGTTTCTCCGGTAGTGGAGGAGGACGTGGTGGTGGTCGAGCCAGCGGGAAAGCCCAAAACCAAGCGACCCCGCAAGGAAGGCGTTACTCCTGCTGAATGTATCAACCCCATGAAGGCGGCGATCATGAAATCGTTTGGGTGGTCATGGAAGACCATCAGCAATTCCGAAAAGGGGCAAGTCTACAATGCCGCCAAGCAGCTCTGTGATTGCAACTTCCCGGTGGGCGAGATACAAGACCTGTATGATTTTTGCGCGGGTATGTTTGATAAGTTCGGGCCTGTAGCCTTAACCGGACATCAATCGGATTATCGCAAGGAACACAGACCTCAGAATATTGCTCCTGAGCTTCTTGGTCCACAGAAAAAGGTTGTTCCAGTGGGTGTTTGGTCGATTGTGAGACAGGGATGGGACAAGGTTCGTGAATACAATATTGATTTAGCCTATTGGGAAATCGACCCATCGAGAGTAGGAGTTGGATAATGAATGTGTGGATGACTGAACTATTTACAGAAGCAGAATACGAAATTGAGATTTTCGACAACAAATTATCAGTCAAGGCTTGGTGTGAAAAACATCTCAAATCAATGTCTGCTGAAACAAGGGGTGATGGTCAATGGCGTGAGTCAGACGATATGGCAATGTTCCAATTAGCCAGACGACAAACTATAGGATATTGGCTACACGAGGTTAAATCGTGATCCAATTTGCAACCAAGGCCATTCAACTCATGAATCAGGGGATTACCTGTATCCCGCACATTGGCAAGTCCCCCGCAGTAAAGGGTTGGCCTCAGATACGCAATCTCACTCAGGAACAAATTATGGAGTGGGAGAGCAAGGGATTATGGCGCAATATCGGGCTGCTGTGCGGTGAAGCATCGGGAAACATCGTAGTCATCGACTTTGACGGGCTTGCGGGTTACGAAATGTTCAAGGAAAAGTTTCCCGAATTGGTTTATACCAAGACAGTTCTATCAGGGTCGGAATTAGGGATGCATGTCTACTTCAAGGTTGATTTGCTTCCCGATAGTTTTCAGGTGATGAAAGCTGTTGTTGATGGTGGGGAACTCATCAACGTGGAAATACGCGCTAATGGTATGGCAGTATTGATACCGCCAAGTATTCACCCGGATAGTCACAAACCATACGTTGTAAAGATCGACTTACCCATGCTTCAAGTGCCTGATTTGGCTAAAGTGGTGGCGTGGGCAAAGAGTCTAAAACCTGAATTAGAAAAAGACTGGCAGCAACCTAAGACACCCACCACTTACAGCGGTAATCTAAACCCTAAGTTGCTAGAAGTGGTCGAGCGCCATTTCCTAGCCGTTCCGCACAAGATGAATGACGGGTGGATTAACTGCTCGTGTCCTGACGCAACTAAGCACAAAAACGGCGATGTGCATTTCAGTTTTGGCTACAATCCCGCCATAGGATACGGAAACTGTTTTGGATGCGGTGATATGCTCCTTAAAGACATACTACCCTTAATTAGCATTGACTCGCGGGACTATGGTGGTATCTACGAACACAAGGAGCAAGAACCACAAACGCAACTAGACCGGATGCCCACTGAACCCAAGATGGAAATTGCACAGCCGCGCATTCCACCAGCGTCTACCCCTGTCCCCACCGGCAAGGTCATCAAGGTTGTAAAGCGGTCAACGCAGCTTTCTCATTACTTCCAACGCATTAGCGACCCTGATATGAAGGTGGAAAACCCGCCTATCATCTTCCCTATCACAGCCCTGCACCGATTAGGCGGCATGGCGCAGATCATCAAGCCCGGTAAGCTGGCAGGTATCATCGGTTTATCGGGGGGCGGGAAAACGTCCCTGCTGGAAACGATGGTAGATGGGTTTTTAGATGACCATGCTTCCTGCTTGATCTGGTCGCCGGAATGGTCAGGGGATGAGTTTGTGGAACGTGCGGTGCAGCGCTATGGTGGGCCAACCGCTTCTGAAGTGTACATGCATGAAAAGTTCATCAGTGACCAACAGCGTGGAATAAGCCCAAGCCTTGGCAAAGAACTATCATCTGAACAGATTAAGGCTGCTTCTGCTGCGTTACGAATGTTGCGAAGTTGGGAGTCGGAAGTTGGGTATCTTGACGATCAGTTTCTTACCATTGGCGGGTTGAAAGAGTCGTTTGCGGCAACCCTTGCCTCACTGGACTTCAAACCGCAGGTATTGGTTATTGACTACTTGCAACTCTTTCACGCGCTGGAACCCAATCACTTTGTTACGCTGTATAGCATGATTATGCAGATCAAAGCATTGTGCGGTCAGTATCATATGGTTGGTGTATTGGCCTCACAGGTAACAAAAGCGGATACCAAAGCCAAGATTAATAAGAACGAGTTACTAGATGCGTCCAGCGCTCGATATGTCAACGACGATGCATTTAACCTGTTTATTACCATCAACCCGGACATCGACAAGATCACGGGAGAGAATATGCCACACGGCGTACTCAATGTTGCAAAGAACAGTATGGGTAAAAAGGGTAAAATCCGAGTGGGTATTGATTGGCCTCATCTGTCTTTTGATAAAGAAGCACATATGTATCAGGGCAAACTTGAGACTGCCATTGATCCAGACGAAGAGAAGGATCAGTACGATGATGAGGAAGAGAAACCCAAGCGTAGAAGAAAATCTTGAAGTTGGGAATAAGTAGCAATCCCCAACTATCGCATTTCGCACGATTGTATTATAATGAGTTCTAAGAGACAGAGTTGAATATGTGTTTGAGAATAGGTCTTATCGGAAAGGATGAAACATGATATGCCCAAAGTGCAATATTGAAATGAGACAAACTTACGAGCCATACGAGCATCGCTGCTCAAAATGCGGCTATTGGTTTGATGACTGGACGGGTAAGGAGATCAATCCCAGTGAAGCTGCTGAGAAATACGGCAAACATCTTCAGAATCAAGAACTCACCAAAAAGGTAAACGACATCCGGCGCATTATCGAAATGAATGAGATTGTCCACATTGACACAACCACAGACGATAAATGGGTTTGGTTTAGTTTTTTCAATGATGAAAACAACCATGAGCCATACCAAATTAAGAAAATTGCACGCGATACCGTATGGAACATGGATTGGAGTCTTGCCGCGCTACTCATTATGAACGCGCCGGGTGAGCCAATTGCGAAGCCTATTGAGATAGTTAATCCATTACCTTTTGACGAATAGGTTCGCACCGCAGAATAAAGATTGTCAGTAGCAAGAGGGAGGAACAAATGCCAGATTACAACTCCATTTTCCAATCACTTCTGATACTTCAAGAGGAAACCTACCCCAACGCCTATGATGAGGTTGACGTGCAACTCTTGAAGCAACTGAACACAGCGTTTTGGGTGATTACGCGAGATCGGGACACACGGCTCAAGTTGATGGGCGAAGTCGTTGGGCGCACGTTGAAATCGACGTATGACCTGACAGTGGGCGAAGCCCATGCCCTGCTCAAACTGTGCGATCAACCCACATTTATTGCAGCAATGAAAGGAGAGACACAATGAAATTTACCAATAACCCTTTCGAGGAATTTATCGACCAACTGGACATCGACGGAACGTCTACGCTCGACTGCCCTACCATCCATCCAGCGGTGGAGAAGGTGCTATGGGAGTTGGAAGATGCGAAGGACTTTGAAACTTTATGGCATCAGCGGCTAACAGACTTGCAACGGGTCGAGCGCCACTGTCTTGCTACTGAACTGAAAGCCAGTCTCATGGACTACCTACCCGTGCAGGTGTACAAAGTCGCTGAGCCGGAACTGCAACAACTGCTGCTGTATGTCATCAGCGCGGCGTGGTTGGTACACAGTGAAATCGAAAAACAGTTTGGAGGGACTCGTGAATAAGCAACTTAAACTCAATAAAGATGGTTCAGTTAAGGGACGTGGCATAGAATGGGCTGATTTTACGTGGAATCCTATAGCCGGTTGTTTTCACGCCTGCCAATGGCAAATGCCCGATGGCACGATTGCCAACTGCTACGCCGAAGATGTTGCGGATCGTGTTGCCGGTGGTGCATACCCACACGGGTTTGAACATAACTATTGGAAACCCGCCCTGCTGAAAGAACCGATCAATCAAAAGAAACCCTCACGTATATTCGTGGGAAGCATGGCGGACGTGTTCGGACATTGGGTTGAGAAAGATCATATTCTGCAAGTGCTGAATGTTTGTGAACGTGCTCCACAGCATACATTCCAATTCCTGACTAAAAATATCAAGCGGGTATGGGAATTTGTAGGGGTTATTCCCTCGAACTGTTGGATTGGAGCCAGCACACCACCGAACTTCATGTGGAACAAGCCGCTTTCAGAGGGGCAGCGCGAACGGTGGCTCGACACAACATTAAGCACACTAAATGCTTTGCATGAAACGGGTATTACTACTTGGTTATCCGCCGAACCCATCACAATTGATGTTGGGTTTTATATTACAACTGAGTTCGATAAGAAACCAATTGACTGGATGGTGATCGGCGCTGCAAGTAATGGAAATAAACTCTACGCACCGGATGAGAAGTTTGTTAAACGTGCGGTAAAAGCCAATGATGATTTTGGAATTGCAACTTTCTTCAAGGGCAATCTCAAAACATCACCTTTTGCAGCAGCCAATTGGCGTGAAGAGTATCCTAAGGTGAAAGTAGCCGTTCATGAGTAATCAAGAAAGCATCGAAACCCGCGACTACCGCAACACCCAACGGGCAAGCGCCTTTGTCCGTAAGGACAATCGCTGTGATCTATGCGGTGGTCGGGCAAATAGTCTCCATGAAATTTTATTCCGGTCTAGTACCCTGAACAATGAGGAAGCGCGGAGGTTATCCTTTCAAGAACCGCTGTTGGCTATCCTATGCCCTACCTGCCACGATAAGGCACACAATCCTGAAACGAGCGCACGACTGCTGATGCAAAACGCAAAGATATACGGACATCAGGCAGTCAACGAAGCGCTACAGGCGGTGCGGACCGTGTTGAAAGGTAGATTAGGTGTAGCATTAGTTGAGGAGGAAGAAACCGATGGCTAAAGATAACGGCGCGGTGAAGGAAAAGAAGCAGCCGACGATTGCCGATATTCTTGAAAAGTACAACCTCAAAAACGTTCAAGAGTATGAGGAAGTTAAACGCTTACCCACCGGCTCATTGGAACTGGATAAATCCATCGGCGGCGGTTGGGGCGTGGGATGCATCAATGAGGTATGGGGTGCTCCTAGTTTTGGCAAGAGTTTACTCACCATGATTACCATCGGACGCACCTTGTTCGCGGGTAAAAAAGCCGTTCTGTTCGATCTTGAAAAATCCTTTGATGAGAAGTGGGCTAGACACTTCATGGATGTCAACAGCGAGAACTTTATCCTCGTGCAGCAGCATAATGATACCTACGGTGAAGGCATTCTGAACTCCATTCTCGCACTTGCCGATATGGGCGTGGCATTTATCGCACTGGACTCCAAAGATGCGATTGTATTTGAAGCCGAATTAGAAGGCGGCGTTGGCCCAACCAACATGGGTAAGCGGTCATTTCTATTGGGAAACTTCGTTCGCCGCCTCTCACAGATTGTAGGCGACAGCGAAACGGCATTCTTGTTTACATCTCAGGTTCGCGCTAATTTTGGCAACACCTATCAACCGCTGACAACATCCGGTGGTCATGCGCTCGATCACTTTTGCTCCATTCAGGTATCCCTCAACCAACCCGCCGCGCTCAAGGTATCGGTAGACAAGAAAGAGGTTGTTGTGGGAACGTCCATCAATACCCACAGCGGCAAAAATAAGACGTTTAAGGCTAAGCAGAACGCGAGTGTGGCTGTGCGTAAGTTCGACACCGAGGGCGGTGAAATTTGGGCGGTTGATACTGCATCAGAGGTATTTAAAATCGGTACGGAGTTGGGTATGTTCACCCTTGCTGATGGCAAACCTTACGATGGTGCAGGCAATGCCCATTACGGCGGCGAATTGTTAGGTAGCAAAAACGTGGCTATCTCGCGGCTCCGTGCAGAACCGACTATGTGTTTCCAGATTGAACAGGCTATTCGTAGCAAATTGGGTTGGGCGTAGGTTGACCATTCGAGATTCATAGGAGAAATAATCATAGACATATACGAAACAGATAGCACAGTTATCTTAAACGAAGCAGTGGAGCAATACAAAGTCAAAGCACTTTGGGCGCTTTACTCAGGTGGGCATGATAGCCTTGTGTCTACTCACATTGCATCAAAACACCCCCTCTTTAGGGGGGTGATACATGTCAATACCAAAACATCACCACTTGCTCAAAAAGTTACTGAATACGCTCGTGCTACGGCTAAGGCTAACGGATGGGAATTTATCGAAGTCTCTCCCTTTACCACCTACGCACAACTGATTACAAAGAACGGTTTCCCATCCCCTGATGTCCACAACTACATATATCAATACCTCAAGGGGCGACCAATAAAGCAGGCTGTTCAACGCGCTAAAGCCAAATTAATCCACGAGCTAACCGATGGTAAATCAGGCGAAATTAAGTTTGATGTTAGTGGCGAAAGCGCGGGTAATCTGACTTTTATCAAGCCGACAATGCCACGCAAAGAATTGAATGCAATAAAGCGTACTGCTGTTATTGGATTAGTAAGCGGAATGCGCCATGCGGAAAGCAAGCGACGATCTAAGTTACCCGCATCTGGTAAACAGGACGGCAATATTTGGATTAATCCAATTATTGAATGGTCTAAAGAGCGTTGTAGTGAATATATAAACACAAACAAACTTTCACGTAACCGTGTTTCTGATGTGACAGGTGTAAGTCAAGAGTGTGATTGTAAGTGCCATGCTGCACCGGATGAATTATCTATTCAACGCCGAATCATGCCGAATATGAATGATTACGCTAACAAATTGCAAGAACTCGTCCGCGTGTCGCGTGAATTGCAATTGATGGAAGTTCAATTTGGGATGCGAAAACCCGATGATGTTATTGATGAACATGATACGGTATGGGGTCATGGGCGCAAAAGTTCAAAGGTTGTAGTTGCTGAATCAATGCCCCTTTTTAGTATCTGTTCTGTTTGCGAGGGGCAACTTGATATGCAGGGCAATGTTGGAGTTGATCCAGATTTAATGATGCTGGCAGTACAAATGGTCAAGAAGACAGCTTAATGCATCTAAGAATTGAGATCAGAAATCATAAAGGAGATTTAAATTGACTAACCCTATCCGTAACTTTCTATTGACCCTGATCCTACTACTCATCGTCAGCACAACCGCCGCGCAGGATACGACTACCTTTACCCTCACCTGCTATACCGTTGATAAAGATTTCAACATGACGATTACGGTAGGCTATACCTCTGTGGGCGGCGACCACTTCTACGGCAGCGGGTTTGACTTTGTGACAGAAGCCGGGAATTACCCCGATGCGCTGATGGTGACACCGCTTTCCTATGACCCGTTCCCAACACTTGGTTTTGCATCCATCGGTGACAAAGATGAACCGAGTGTCACTGACCCTGTAATCCATATCAAATTATATGGTGCACCCCTGCCCGAATGTGGCGTGGAGGTCACACCTGAACCATTGCCGCCGTTTCTCATCGAAATCACAACGTCCTGCCCCTTCAGCGCGATTGATGCGGCAAGTGGTTTACCCTATTGCTACGTGCCACTGCCAAGTGGATGTGTACCACTGCCGGAGGCGTATAAGTGAACGCTTACGGTTCTATGGATTGGCCTAGCGCCCCCCTTCTCGACACCATATACAACTGTGATGCACTCGAGCTCCTACAAGCTATGCCCGATGAGAGTGTGAATTGCATTGTGACTTCGCCTCCGTATTGGGGACTCAGAAATTACGGGGTAGAGGGTCAAATGGGTTTAGAACCAACCCTGAAAGAATTCATCTCCAATCTTGTTACACTGTTCCGTGAAGCGCGGCGCGTTCTGCGGTCAGATGGCGTACTTTGGCTTAATATGGGCGATTGCTATGCAACATCTGCTAATGGTCGTAGTGCGATGGAAACAAAAACAATTGGTGAAGATGATCGAACGTTTCGTGATAAACCCTTTAGTACGGTTGGTAATGGTCTGAAAAATAAAGATTTGGTGGGGCAACCTTGGAGGTTAGCTTTTGCGCTGCAAGATGATGGTTGGTATCTGCGTTCTGATTGTATTTGGAGCAAGCCTAACCCCATGCCTGAATCAATCAAAGATCGTCCTACCAAAGCGCACGAGTATGTGTTTTTACTTACGAAATCAGAACACTATTGGATTGATTTTGAAAACATGAAAACCCCTGTCAAAGAACACAGCATCAAACGTTTAGGGCGAGCTGTAAGTGAAACTCACAAAAATGCACACGGCGCACCGGGGCAAACACCCCACAGTATGCTAAAGGCTCGTCCCAATAAGCAGGATAAGGTTGGAAAGAGACAATACACAGGGTTTAACGAGCGCTATGATAATACACCTGTGCCAATGGCTCACCCGCGTACTGTGTGGACTGTGCCAACCGTTGGGTTTGAAGAAGGGCATTTTGCAACATTCCCCGTTGACCTCATTCACCCACTGATTGAGGCAGGTTGCCCAAGTAAAGTTTGCTCCGAGTGCAAATTGCCTTGGGAACGTTGGATTGAAGAAGTTGAAGAGTTTGATCCTGAGTCGGGGTATACCATAACTAAGAAGGTTGATCGAGGGCTTTATCCCGTTTGTGAGTGTAATGCAAGTATAGAAGCGGGAATAGTTCATGATCCATTTATGGGATCCGGTACCGTAGCAGCAGTTGCTATGGAACTTGGATTGCGATACAGCGGATCCGAACTTAACCCCGATTACATCAACATCTCTAAGCGCCGACTAAAAAAACCGTTTGAAAAAGTGCCACCGAAACCCGACAAACCGCTGTACACACCTCCGATAACGCTTGTCACATCTGAAGGAGAAATCACTTTACAACAGATGGAGATATTCGCATGATTGACTTCATACACACCGGCACGTATTACAACCGCGCGTTCTGGACTCCGGCTATCCTCCACAATCGAGAAGTGATAAATGAATCCCGGATATACAGTCAGAACCCACTTATTGCCGCCGATTCGATGTTGACCCTCAATCACTTTGCCAAAGGTGCGCTGTCTGCCGCCAAGGATGATATTTACTTCCTCAAAGCCAAGATGACGAAGCACCTGTACACCCATTACCCCTGTGATGTGAAACTCTTGAAGCAAACGCTCAAATGCCGCAGTTGTGATGGTACAGGCACGTATACCCGAACTGATTATTACCACGATATTCAGTGGGAGGATAGTTGTTGGCATTGCGGCGGTACAGGCGTTTATCGTGAAGTAGAGATTATCGCTTTCACCTTTCACATCGGTTCTGAAACCATCTCATGGCATCAACCGCGCGGGTTGGTGGACTTCGACGTGTTTATCCCTGCTACAGTTGGGATTTACGAGGGTGAAAAACCTGCACGGTTCATTCGTGACGAAAACACTGAAAACTTCCTGCTGGATTATCTCACTGTATGGGAGTTTTTAAGGCAGCAAGGGGTGCTACAAAGCCGCATAGGGTTGTTCCGCGCTATCCGTACCGATTTAAGCCGAATCAAGGCTATAACGCCTGTTTTGCTGCGGCAGTGGGCTAATTCCTTTGCCGATTGGCTCATCGGTGACAAATTGTACGAGCGCGGGGAATTGTATTGGTTCAATGATGACTACGATGATGAACTGCCCGATGATGATTTTGAATATGACGAAGCAATACCCTTTTAAGGAGTAGCAATGGATAACCAGACTTTACAGACCGCCCTCCTCGACTATTTCATTATCGGTAAGCCGGTGATGAAAGCTGCCGAGAGGTTGCGTGATCTTAAACCGCCTAACATTGATGACAAGGCGTTTCGGCGTGAAATCATTAAAATGAAGAATTCTCTCGCCGGGTTACAACTCATTCATGTTGTCAGTGGTATGGGAACAAATGGGACGTTGTATCATACAACCGATGTTGGACGTGCGTATGCACAACTGCTGCAAGAAAGGAAAAAGGTGTGAGGACACAGGATTTACAGGACGATTGGTTGCTGAACCACGAAAACACAATCTATCTGCCTACTGCCATTGAGAACGATAGTTTACCTCTTATGGCAGCGAAACTTGCCTACGCGCGTGATCGTATGCCCACGAACCCCATTTTGCTCTACTGCCGCTGTGATGGCGGCAACGTTGAAGAGATGCTTGCTATTTGCAACCTTATTCAGCAGGACGGGAATGTGCATGGTCATCTCATCGGCACGTGTATGAGCGCCGGAACCACCATATGGGCGGCTTGTGCTAAACGGTTTATCTACCCCAAAACAATGATTGGTATCCATCCCTGCCAATGGTTTGCATCCGATGTAAAGTATGACCGCCACAAGTTGAATAGCCTGTATGATGAGTTTCGCGCTGCCGATGTGCGTTCATGTGAAATTTACGCAACGGCAAGTAATCGAGGTTGCGATTGGTGGCTCGAACAGATGGATGCGCGTGGGGATATTAAATGGTTTAAACCAGATCAACTCATCGAACTTGGCATGGGCGTTATGATTGGTTAAAACACAGAGCCGAATATGTGTTATCATAGAGAAGGTTGTCACAAAGGAGACTTAAAACGAGTAGAACAACAACAGTCACCATAGACATCGAATGCAAACTAGGTGATGAATACTTTACAGAGTGGGATGAATTATCGCCTGATATACAAGCGTTTTGGGAGGATAAAGGGTGTAATTGTGAAGGGTCAGGTGTAATCAGTTCACTTTGCAAAGGATGTCCTTTTTGCTCCGTATTTGAAGAGGACAACCCCCAACCATGAAGAAACAAATACGGATGCAGCAAGCCTACGACCTGCGGAAACAGGGGTTTGCACCGAAACAAGCTGCTGAAATCATGGGCATCACCCCTGCGGGGGTGACGAGCCTCGCGAGTAAGTGGGAGAAGAAACTGAGGAAGAAACCCGTTATTATCGTTATTTCAGACTCCCTCGCAGAAGAAAACCGCCAACTAAAAGCCAGAGTCGCGCAATTGGAATCTGAAAAGAAGGGTATGTACGAACCCTCTGCGCGGGACGATACCAATTGGGATATTTGGGACAAAGAGTACAATCGCCTACAGCAATTGGATCGTATGATCGTCGTTCACAGCATTAATGATATGCATATTCCTGACGAAGATGAACAATGTATCAATATGGATTTAGAGATCAACGCCGCTGTGCAACCGGACATCACTATTTTCGGTGGTGATATGTACGACTTCGATGTGCTGAGTTTGAAGTACAAACGCATGTACAACCGCCGCCGCAAAGACCCCTTCCTAGAAGTTGAACCCCGATGGAATGACATTGTAACCACCATTAAAGATAACAACCCGAATGGTATTATTCTTGCTACAGGAGACAATCACGGGCAACAGCGTATGGAAAAGTTCATTAATGAGTGGATACCTGTTTTCGGAGATCGTCTGACTGCTGATTACAACGCCTTGGTACGCTGCAACAACCTCGTACTGTGGTTGGGATGGACCCAAGAAGTGTATATGCAGAATACTATTTTTGAACACGGCAAGAGGGCAGGGGCAAATCCCGCAATGGCGAACTTTAAATTTCACGGTGAATCCTTTAACGATGTAGCAGGTCATGCCCACCGCTGGCAGCAGATTGTATCGGTAAAACAAATGTGGCTACCGGAAGAACATCGGATGCTGTACTACCCATTAACCTCTGTCGTCACCGGCTGCTCCCAACATGTGCCACCGCATTACATCACCGATACCAAATCCGCTAACTCGACACAGGGCAGCGCCATAACCCATGTCAACCTACATGGACTTGATAGCCATGTCCAAAACATTCTGTATCATCCGCGCGTTGATGGGTCACTGGTTGCTGCGTTCGGAACCCAAGTGTTCAAACAAGAGGCAGTGAAGGCAACGGCTTAGTTGACAGAAAAAGTAGACAGTGGTATCCTGTTACATAAATGTAACAACTACGTAACGGGAGAAATAGGATGGCAAAAAGTAAATACAATTTAATGGCGTTGGACAGCGGGAATGCTCAGGTTAAAGGATTGACTGATGAAGGCGAATGTGTGTTCCCCCATTCGTTACGCCCATTAACCAGTAAAGAAATAACCAACCTGCAAGAACGCGGGGATGAAATAGATACTTCGTCAAATGTATTTAGTGTTAATGGGGTTTATTATTCTGTTGGCAATAAAGCGCTTAAAAAGGGTTCAGGGGCAGCACTATATGGTGAAGCGCGGTATCGTCCCGACTACTACGGTATTCTTGCCGCAATTGCCATGTTTAAAGCGTTCGATGACAGCAAGAAAAATGTTTATCTCTATGGATCACATACCCCCAAGGATTTGATCTATCGTCAAGACCTTGTGAACTCAGTTATGGGTAATTGGGTTGTCTCAGGGAGTGGCGTGACAAAATCTTTTGATGTTGTTGCCGGGGCAGGGTTTGATGAACCTGTTGGAGCTTTTCGCCATGCAACCTTGGGTAATGATGGAAAATCTACTCGCGGTGAAATCACTCTGCGGCGTGGTGAAACCTTAATTGTGGATGTTGGAGGCTTCACGCTAGGGTTCTCTATCGCAGAGGACGGTAAAATAGATTACGACTCTTCAAATACCGAAGTGGTTGGTATCTTAGATGTACTCGACAATCTTGAAAGCGCCATTCGCTCTAATTTCCGAAAAGAACTCAAGGGTGCAAATGAATTAAAGGCCATGCGGCTTCGCTCTGCGTTGTCCAGTGGCATTTATGATGCTGCGGGTGCAGGATACCTTGAAGTTCACGAAGAAGTAAAACAGGCTTGTGATTTACTGATGCGTGATATTTTGCAGTTTTTTGAGACTTACGGTGGCACAACCACATTCCATTCCATATTGATTGCAGGCGGAGGTGGGGCATTGATGGAAAAATACATCCGCACCAATATTGACCATCCGCACATCTTCGTTGCTGAAAACAATCGTGATAGAATGCATATGGCAACTGTTATGGGCGGCATGAAAATTCTCAAGATATTAGAAACAGCAGGGAAACTATGAAACCTCGTGTCAGTGTTGGCTCAAAAGCCTACGCATTTCGGCTTTCAGGTCGTCCAGAGGAAAAAGTGTACGCCGATCAAATAGATCAGTGGGTAAAAGAGACAATAGAGAGGGATCACGAGTTGGGTATATCTCAAGCATTGGGGGTTGTTGTAAAGGGGTTGGTCGATCATTACATAGGCAAACCTCTTTCCAGCGAAGTGCAACCTACTCTAAGCGAAGCTCAAACACTGCGCGACTCTATTATGGGGGAGGTTCGCCAGATGGTTTACGATATGTTCGCAGACGGTGAACGTGTTGGCAAACTGGCTGAAATTAGTAAGTCGGCTGCGGATGGGGAGCGTATCGACCAAGATGTTATTGATAACATATTTGCTGACTTTGGGAGGAAGTGATGCGCTATATACCGGATAATGAAGATCGTGAAGATTCGTACAGTCATATCTACGATTCAATAGATGATGATGAACCTAAAAGAAAACCTAAGCTATCAACATTCACAATGAACTTTGCACGATCATTGGGGTATGGTGGAAAAAGAAAACGATCTGAAAAGGTGGAACGAACTCCAAAAAATGGATTTGTGTATCTCCTTAAAACACCATTGGACGGTACTCTTTTTAAGATTGGAAAAGCGAGTAATCCGTATAATCGCTTAAAAACGTTCAATGTTAAACTTCCGTTCCCGATCCAGTATGAATGTCTTATTCAGACTACGGATATGAGTTTATTGGAAAGGGAACTCCACACTAAGTTTGCATCTAAACGCCTTGATGGGGAGTGGTTTCGGTTAGATCAGGAAGATGTTGAATATATCCGCACATTAGCAAACACAGAAACGGTTCTGTAAATAGAGGAGGGTAGATATGGCGATTGATAGTCAAATAAGTAAAGCAACAGATGCTCAATTAGCAGCCAACATTGCTAGCGCATACAAGGCAATTGAGAGTTTAGAGTTAGAACTAGATGGATACCGCGCTGTGATCGTAGACTGTCGGGCGGAATTGGATCGACGGGCTATGAAAGCGCAGGGGTTTAGTTCTGGTGATAAAATCATCATTACTCAGGAGTTTATTGACCATAAAGAGAAGGTGGCTCATGAGGGTTGTCTTTATGATTTAGGGACTGTTTGGATCATTAACAACGTTAATAATGATTATGCTTATATCGATTGTCAAGAAAATGGACATGCGATTTACCAAACGATCTGTCCGTTGTCTATCGCACAGGATATGCGCCGTGCATGGCTCGAACGAGAAGGGCAGGAGCAAAAATGAGCGACACGATCAAGATCATCTATAAAGGGGAAAACGGCGAAGAAGTCAGTCAAGAAGTTCCCTATGTTGTAGATGGGGAAAGTATTCGGTTTGAGATGCCTGTTTCTGGAACGCTTTTGGGTGTGGAATTGGATGGTTACAGAGAACTTCGTTTCGGAAACGGCTACTCACGCGGTGGTGTTGATGCTGCGGATGTTGAGTGGCCCTCCATACAGTTTTTTGAACCAGAAGGAATCATTATCTTCAAGGAAAATGATTACGAAGATGAAGACGACGATGATATTACACAGTGGTCGGATGATTTATTGGATGAAAAGATTGCTGAGTGGCGAATGTTTGTCGATGGGGATCGAGAAGAGCTAGAAACCAGTGAAAAGTATCTTGCCGAGTTTTTGGCGGAGAGAGAACGCCGTAATAAGGGGAAATAACCCCTCTAACTTGACAAAGCAGAATCGACTCTGCTATACTCATAGACAGTAAGCGCATTGCCCTCAAGCGCTTGCCTCCTCTAGCTACTGTCTCGAACGACGAAAGAACCTATCCCTCATAGGTTCTTTTGTTTTAGTTATTCTGAGTGGTGAACTTTCAAAACGATAAGCCAACCATTCCCACACTTATCATCTGTTGGTCGCCATGTTATTGGTGACATCTCAGTGTGATAGGTTTCGTTCACATAAGCCACTAACTCCTGCATCAGTTCAAGGGTCCAAACGAACACATGTCCTCTCTTGCCCCCTGCCGCAGCAACAACCTCATCAGGAAGGGTGTCTGGTGTCCATAATTCACTGTGGGCGCGAATGATTTCATCCAAGGTGCTGATAGGACGTGCCTTATCTGGCTCATGAGCATCTCGCTTTGGAGCAATGATAAAGATCGTCCCCTTATCCTTCACAACACGCCACCATTCCAGCAGCGCTTTAATTGGATCAGAGAAATGTTCCCATGCGTGAGAATTGATGATGTAATCCCATATTTGATCTTCAACAGGGATATTGTCACCTTCTGCCTTGATGTCGATTTCATCATATTTGCCGCAAAATTCAATTTCGGCTAGGCGAAACACTTCAGTATCGGCATCTCCCGGACTAACATTGATAGAACCCTCTAACCCAAAACTGTTATGTGCGCCAGAACCGATTTCAGCGCCCGTACCTTGGCAGTATTTCAGTGCCAACGCGGACTTCGGGAAGTTGATATTGCGACCACCATCTACATCGACTACGGTTTGACGTATTGCCATCTATTTTGCTCCCAAGAACTTACACACACACATACTGTCTGCCTGTTCAATGATTTGCAACTCACCCATTGCAACCGCTACATTGACAACCTGTGTCGGCCCTGTCCACGCCCCGACATCATGAAATATGACCGTTGCATCAGGAGTTAGAAACTGTCGAATGTGCTTGTAGTCGGCATACACACTGGCGAAGTCGTGGAGTCCATCGAGAAAAACCAAGTCTACAGGACTCGGCGGCACATGGTCAGTAAACCGCCGCTGCACCAAACTGACATAACTTTCCAGATGGGCGCGTTGGATGGTCTGCTGAAACCCCTCAAGTGATGAACCCTCATTGCGCGGTTCACCATCCATCAACCCATCTTTCACTTGAGAGGGGTAGGATAAATCACCCGAATGGGGATCAACGGCTTGTAACCATCCACCCTGATGCAAGGCTAACACGCCGCCGAGTAGGACAGTGGACTTGCCCTTGTAACTACCATCTTCAACCCACTGTGCATCTTTATGCCAATGTTGTTCAGCGGTGAGCCATAGCAAATCGCCTTCTGCGGGGGATAGCCAACCCTCTGTTTCGTTGCTAATTCGCTCATAATCCAATGGCGTAATCTCAGGCATTGGAACAAGCGCCTCTTTCTTTGCTTCCGCTGCGATCTTGCTGACACCCGTTTTCTTTGGTCTAGCCATTTTAGTTCTCCTTTATTCTGACTTGGGAATGGTTACTGATCCGACACCTTCGTTAAATGCGAAACGTGCTGCCGCTTTCCAAGCCTCACGTATTTTGTCTGTTAAATTCTCCCACTCCGGCATAGGTAGCCCTTGGTAGTTCTTGAAATCAGTCACACTACCGTAAGCATAGTAAGCCTGTTTAGCCAATTTTTCCTGTTGCTCGTTATCCATTATCATTCTCCCTTTATATAGGCTAGGGTTTATCCCCAGCTTTCGCCTTGAATTACACGCTCATAAAGCGCCGCATACTGCCTAGTGATATTCTCCACGCTGAACTGCTCCTGAAACGGAGCAAAGGTAGATGGATAAGGCGCATATTCGATGTTGGTTGCCATGTCATCTACAGTGTTGGCAACCCATCCGTTCTGCCCGTCGATCACGAGTTCGGGAAGTACGCCGTTGGGGAATATGGCAATAGGGGTGTTGAAGGCGAGGGCTTCACCAACCGTGCCGCAACCCGGTTCAGACCATCCACCACTGCTGTTAAATAGGTTCATCATGCCATATGCCTGCTCAATAAGTTCCGAGCGCAGCGGGTCTTTAACCTCCCCCAACCATAGGACATCGGGATATTTCTCTTGAATTTCATCGGCATACGAACCTGCGGCGGGACCTGCAATCATCAGAGTGCGTTTGAGCAACTTAGCAACCGCAGCTGCCTCTAAAACGCCTTTGTAGGGGGCAACCCTACCCAGATACAACAGGTATTCAGCACGGGGTAAGCCAATCGGTTTCAGCAGTGGGTTTATTGGGACATAGACCACAGGGCTATTACTCAAGTCACGCCCAAGTTGTCCCGCGTGTTTTGCCCGTTGGGATTTGCTGAGATAAACCACATTCTTGCTAAACCCAATAGCATCATTAACATGCGTTTCAGCGATAAACGGGGTGTCAAGATGCCTCCGCACAACTGATTCGAGCGCCCAACATTCATTGCTGTGGATTACATCTACTTGGAGGTCTTTTACCAACGTATAGGCTTCATCGAAGTCATTAGTCCAGAAGTGCGTTGCCCCTTCCACATAACTCCCCTCCGGCGCGATGAAAGAAACCTCATGCCCTTGACGGATGAGTTCAGTAGCAAGAATAGCAGTAGTTTTCTCTATGCCACCTTGCCCATCGCATGGATGGGGTAAACCTTTTAGCCAACCAATCATTGCAATTCGCATTTTTGCTCCAATATGGCTATGGCATCAGACAGCACAACAAGCGCTTCATAGATATGGTAGACCGCCATTGAACTACTGTCCTCACCGGACGCATTTTCAATGCCATCTATTTCAATTTCAATCTTGCCATCATTCTTTACAGCAAGACGAATTTCAAACCCCTCCCAAGGAATAGGTTTCTCAACTTTAATCGGTATCCCATTCGACCAATAAGAGTGAAGGCGGTCAAACCATTGTGGTTGTTTCATTACCCGAACCTTTTTTTAAGTTCTTCGGTTGCCTCTAGAACACCCTGTTCCCCGCTAATCGTGCGCGAGTTCGGATGCCACTGGTGAACCAAAATGGGTTCCATCACCGTATGGTTTTTAATCCCTAACCGCTGCCGTGCGCCTGCTTGATAAGGATCATCGCTGACCTGATGCCCAAAATCTGGCATTGGATACATCCGTTGCGCTGTCTGAGCATTAATGGCGTAAGTGGTTGAGGATTCCCAAAGAGTGATTTGTCGTACCCCCGCATTGGCATAGAAATTACCCTGCGGGAATGGGTCGAGTTCGTAGAGGAGGGGGTTTTTCTCAATGGTTTCGGGGTGCAACCAATCCAGTTTGTCAATATCGTTAGTCAGAATAGGTGATAGCCAAAAACACTTAAATGCAACATAGGTATCGTCAATGGCATTCTTAAACGCTGTGGAAACTGTATCCTTTGGGAACAAGAGATCAGGATGTGTAAAGATGTAAGTTTTCGCTTGCATCGTTTCAAACCAGTGGTTGTACCCCTTTATGTGACTCCCGCTGGGTTCTTCTTGCCCATCAAGTGCGACATTTATATCGGGCAGGCAGGGAGTTGTAGACACCAACTCGTAAAGAGGACATCCTTCCGACCAAACACAAATCACCGCATCCAAACCGCTATGTAAAATACTTTCACGCCACGTTTCAATACTACGTGCTAATAGATGGTGTCTCTGCGGGATTACTGAACAAATAATGGCTACATCAAGCATTAGTTTTTCCTCCTCTTAAATTTACGGGTGAAAACAAGTACCGAATGAATACCCACCTGTTCAAAATGGTTGAGTTGGAAGGAACAGTCTCGTGCGAGAGTCAGCACAGCATCAATGCTGTACCCTTCGGAAGTGAGACTGTCGTGCAGTGGGGCAGTGGTAGCAAGTAGGAATACCCGCCGCGCTCGTAAGATAGCTTCGCTCATCAGAACAAAACTATCCATTTCTTCGAGGACATCTTTCATCACTACGGTATCCCAAAAGAACTTCATGCCATCGTACCACTTCAAATCACCCTCCTGTCCATCGAACCCGTTCTTACTCAGCACTTCAATGGCTTTTGGGTTGCGATCCAGTCCCTTATAGGTTACGCATAAACCGGATTGAGCGAGGCGTAAGGGCAAGATACCTGTGCCGCAGCCCACATCAAAAATACGGGTGCAGCGATTGACCCGTAGTTGTTGAACAATCACATCGTATATGTCGATCATGATTCATGGTGTCGTTGGGGTAATAACAAGGTTTACTTTGTTGTTTTCTTCAGTGGATTTACGGACATCATCTAACTTAGCTTCCGCAAGTTTTTGTAACACATCTAGAGTGCCGCGCATTGTGACGATCTCTAAAATCTTCTCATGAATGAAATTGATCTTTTCTGTGGTATCGCGCTGTGATGCTGTGACTGCTGAAAGCCCTTTTGCGAGTTCCTTCACGTCTATTTTAAGTTCTTGAAGCGGTTTACTCCCTGTGTCAAGTAGAACATCAAAACGCTCAGTCAAAGCACCGAGTTCTTTTGGGATTTCCCCTGTAATTTGAGTGTTAGCCCTTAATTCTTTGCTCATACTGTCAAGCACAGAAACCGAACCTGTTAACGCTCTCACCATCACTTCTTGCTGCTTGGTTTGCGCCTCTCGCTCAGTAATCAACGAATCAACAAGTCGGCTAAACTGGTTACGCTGAACTTCAGCGGCAAGGCGTTCCTGATGGGCTTCCTCCAATGCATCCTCGCTTTTCTTCTTTTCGATAGCGATACGATCCTCCTGAGATGTCTGGTGGATATTCATCTGTCGCTTGATAAAGGGGGGCAGCAAGGCCGCCGCCGCCCCCATTGCAACAACCGCAGCAATTACAGCCCCTACAATCGCGCTAGAAAGTTCAGGTGGCATTTACTACCCCTTTAATGCCTTTTGTGATGTCGGGGTCTGGAAACCCGGCACAGATTTATCGTTCAGATAATCATAGGTAGCAGAAGCCGCCAAGTTGGTGACAACAGCAACCGGAAGCAGGGGGGCAATACTATTTAAAATCCCCTGAATAACGGTAGCAAGGTCGGTGAACTGCTGTTCCTGCCCACGCTGTTGTGCGAACACATATAACACCCAAACAACAACCTGTACGGCTAATGCCAAGTACCGCGCGGCATCACCCTCGATAACAAAGTCTTTATTGTCGGTGAATTGCCGAATAAGGGCAGTTGCAATGGGTTTGACAAACTGCACCAAAACCAGCAGCAGGGCGGCGAACTTCACAAGAGTCGTTCCATCCGAAAGGGTGTTGAACAGTTGATTGAGTAGGTCTTGTGGAAGCATATCTTTCTCCTTCACTAAGTTTACGGATTTACATATTCGGTTCTGTGTTTCATAGTATCACAACTTTGTAATAGTCGTCAACTCAGCTAGATTTCGGCTACCGCGAAATGGGTTAGCGTGAATGACCCCGCCGAACTTGCCGAATAAACTTGCACCTGAAAATCATGTGTTCCCACTAATGGGGTAGGGTGCATGTACGTGAACTGAATCGGCAGGGTGACACCCGTTGCTTGCTGCAAGATGTAAGCGGTCAACGGTGTTTGGTCAACTACCAGTTGAACGTTGAATGTGCCGCCATTGGTGGTGATGTTGCAATAACACATAAAGGTTATCAGCGCTGTGCCACCAACGAACATTTTAGTAACCTTCGTTAGCGGAACAACTGTGCCTCCGGTGGACATGGTTTTGGCGTAGGAGTTGGCATTCACCATCACGGATGCCCATTCCTTACCGCCCGGTGCTTTATTGGACTTGGCACTTGCTTGTGCGCTTAATCCCCGCTGTTTAGCCAGTAGCACACTCGTAATTGTCCACGATTGTATCCCTTTAGGCCGCGAGATGATGACCGTATCACCTTTGGCGACCTGTGATACATCCCCGATGATAGCCGAAATCGGGGAACCATTTCGGGTTGAAATCAATGCCGTAGCCGTATCCACAGCCGTTACAGTCGCAATATCCTGTTCGAAGGGTTGTAGTAAAGTGACATACCGTTTAACTGCTTCATATGCATCATCCATAGACATAGCCCTTCGTGGTTAAATCCATAACCAATTGAACAGGAGTAAGCTGGATGGTCAGCGATTGCACCTTCCGGTCATTCCCGAAAAAGGTAACACGATCCCCAACCTCCATAAAGTGCTGGAAAGAGGTTGAACCGCGATCATTAATTGCTCCTTCCTCAAGTCGTTTAAGTTCCTGTACTGCCTCGCGCTGGCATTCATATTCCGACATGAGGTAAGGGTTCTGTGTTTCCTTGAACAACCATCCGTATTTCGCGGTGAGATCAGTACGGTGGTATTCCGAATACTCATATGCGCCCACCATACGGATGTAGGTCTTGATGGTGTTCTTGTCAAAGTTGTACTTGTGGTTTTCGGCAGTAGTAATCGTGAAACTGGAACTGATTTGCTTGGGACGGTACACGCGAATAGCCCCGTTGTAACGACTGAACAAACGTAGATAGCGCCCTTCAATCGCCCGTTGCAAGGCGGACATAGCACTTTCGCCTTGGTCGATGGTAATTGCTTCTGCCATATCGCAGAGTTCCGGCACACGCACACTTGAGAACGTCTTGGTAGTAGAATGGCGCACCGCAAAGCCGATATGGACAGTGGTATTCAGTAAACTGGTTGCTTTTTCGATATAGGTGATAGCAAGTTTCTCGTTAATCCACAATGAAACCGCGTTCCACAGGTTGGTGTCCTTGCCGTAGCGGATTTCCTGAAAGCTCATTTGCACCTTATAGGCGGCGGTATTACTGTAAGTACTTGGGCGCGAAGCCACTTGGGTATAAGCGCTGCCGTTCCACTTTTCAATAGTCGGATGTCCACTCGCATCTAATCCGACTAACCAGTGGTTTGTTCCATCCCCGCGCGTAAGTACGCCCCATCCATAGCCGGTAATCCCAAACTCAATCACATGGTTTGAGGGGATTTCGGCTCCGGTTTGAATGGCGTTGCGCCATCCGGTGGGTGATGCGTCAGCAGTAAATGCCGGACCCGCACCGACTGTTACACCTGAACCCAACGTCCAATTGCTCGTCCCGCCTGTATAGAGGTCATCAAAACTCCATGTATTAATGTTGGCGTAATTGGTAAACAGTTTTATGCCTCGCTCAACCGTCATCGGTCTACCGAAGTTGTTGACCGAAAGCGAACTAAAGTACACACCCCCCGCAGGGTTTAGCGCTGAGCCTGAATAAGAGGGGCTTGCCATGACCCCGACATAGCCCGATTCCATATAATCATAGGGACGGACTGTTGCATCATAAGATGTTCTGCCCGGTTCCTGTTTCAAACTGTAGTCGGGTTTGTAGGTGGTATCCAACGTCCACGCAATACCATCACTTGAGGAATAAAGGAAGAACTGCCCGTACCACATTTCTACACGCAGGTAACGGTTGCTCGATGTAATACCTGTCCACGATTTTGCGGACGAAGAATAAATAAGCGTTTGCCCCCCATAGGCGACATTCGATCCCCAATTGTCGTGATAGGATAGGTGTACTTTGTCATCCCCTTGATCGTAGTACCACGTCCAGAAGCGATGAACGCTGTTATCGGATTTGCCTCTAAAGATGATCCCCGCATAAGCGGCGGACATACTCGGAAACAACATGCCGACTTGAATAGACCCATTCCAGAGATAATCAATGAGGGTGGTCTGCCCGTAAGTGACATTGGAGTTGTTACGCTGCGGGACAACTAGATACCCATCGGCAGTTTGAAATTCACCGTACAGGGTAGCAACGTGTCCTAATCCGCCATACACACTGTCAGTGGTGTTGTTGTAGTTATCCGCGCCGATCTCATACACTTCGGGGATATGAGCATCTTCTGCAATCGCCCAATCGGTCATCCAACTGAGGTTATCACGGCAGCTCACATCCACCATGTACTCCACTGAATTGCCGTTCACCGCATCAGACTTCTCGAACGTATCCATATAGACACTGGTGAAGGGGTACACCTGTTTAGTACCATCTGCGATATACGCACCGAGATAAATATCAAACTTAGCGGTGGATGTATTGTTAATGAAAGCGTGGGCATCGAGCCAACCACTTGAGTTGTCGAGTGACATCATCACTTGGCTCATGTCGGATTGATTGATACTTAGTTGATCCACATAGGCGGTAATATCAGACTGAACCGCCGTTGCCGTTGCACCGAACATGTCCGTCACATAGGAACGGAAGATATAGCGCCCCTGCACCGCATACACATAATCTCCGCTTTGCAGTAGTTTTACACCCTCACTACCCTGGCTCGCGCCTAAATACAGGGCAGAGGGGAGCGACCAATCAATCCCATTCTTGGACTGATAAACCCGCGTAGAGCTAATGGGGTTGTCTTTCGTGCCACTACCCACTACAGCGGTGACAAAAAGAGTGCTGTTGATATAAGAGATTTGGCTATTTTTGACGTAGTTCCACGTGGAGTCGTATTCCTCAACCGAGTCCACAAGCGAGTGTTTCGCCCATGACTTTTCCGAGATGTTGTATTTAAAGCACAATAACCCTTGTGCTTTCAGGCGTTTGTGTTTAAGGTCTGTTCCTTCTAATACAGCGGTGGTGCGTCCGGGGAACTCCGTTTCAACAAGAACGTAATCATATGTACCATCAGTAGCCGCTTGAATGGAACGGGGACGATCCGTGAGCCAAATATCCGAACTCGTGCTTGTTCCCGGTAATCCAGCATGAACTCGCAAATTAAAGGTGCGAGTTGCGGCATCAGCATAAATGTAATGACAGCGGGTATCCACACCCGCTACAGCAATAATAGATGCATCGGTTGAGGTTTCAAACATCTGAAGGGCGTTGATAAAAAGCTGCGTTCCTCCATCATTGGCGCTCACATTTAGCCGATAATACCGATAACCTGTGGTATTGCTAAAGGTGAAAGTGCGGGTTTCAGGTGAAGCCCAACCTGTGGAATTAGTGCGGGTGTCGAGTGTTGTCCATGATGAATTGTTATTACTGCCTTCAAATGTCCAGTTTTTGGGGGCGGTTGTGCCGGGGGCAGTGATTTTATATTTAATGACCTTGCGTGTAATTCCTGCACCGAGATCATAACTAATCCAACCCGTAGTGGTGCTTACAGGTGTTTGCCACTGATTAACCCCCGTTCCATCAAATGCCCCATCCGGTGGGTAACTGGAATTGCCAATGGTGTAATAACTACTCGCAGCAGCAACGCCGTTACGAGCCACTTCACCACCATAGAAGGTTTGCGAACTGATACTCAGAAGTGATGCATAGGAAAGCGTTGGTGTAGCATAGTAAATTCCATCTGCCGCTGCCGCTAAGTAATACGGGGTAGTGGATACTTTGAACATTGACAGCGATGATCCCGCCGTTTTGTTGCCCGGTGATGTACTGGACGCATCCGACGAGATACCTGTTGCAATAAGTATAGCCCTGCCCGTGTCCCCCTGCCAATGCCACAGGTTTACACCATCAATCAACGCGCCAAAATCAGGTAATTGGCCTTGATTAGTATCGCACCATACGCTCCAAACAGGGTTGAACTGCTTGGCAATCACTTTGAACGCGCGGTTGGTTTTTAGTGCGGCGACTTCTGTGTATTGCGACGATCCCAACCCCGACTCAGTCTGAGAAATCATTGATGCACCTTGTCTATAGCAACCGCTACTTCCGGCACTTGGAACTTGGGGCCAACATCCCCATCCAACACCACGTACTCAGTCACAACCCCACCGTTGGCTTTCCACGTAAACTGATACCCCGTAACCTGCCCATTAAAGGAATTGCCACCGTATTCAAAAGTTACGGCAGTTCCAATGGGAAAGTAGCCCTGTTCGCTGATACGGGATAGCTGAACACAGTTTTGCTCACTTTGGAGTAAATTGCCTCCAATGGTGAGGTTAATAACAGAAGGGGTGCATGTGCCAAATCGTCCCTGTTGTGCAGGTATAACGATAGCGGTTAAGAGTATGAATAGAAGTTTAAACATCGGTTTTCCTCCCTGAAATACATAGTCGGTTCTGTGTCACGGCACACTGAAATTATCCGTTAGAAAAATCTCGTAATCGTATCGGATGATTGACGGAGTATACGGTTTCCCTGATGAAACAATTTGCAAGAACATATTCTTAATGTCACTCGTATGGGCGGCTCCATCAGCGGCATGATCGAGAGGACAGAATTTGACCATCTCCCCGTTCATGGCACGGATGAAGGACAATCGCTGTGCTAAGGTTTCGGTATCGGTTGCCGCCACCTTAATGGTCATCCGATAATCCAAATACTTGATAGTAGACCCGCCACTGACAAGCCGATGGGCTTGCAAGTGTCCGTCGAGTGATGTTTTCAACCCCACAATCACACGCGGCATCTCCATATAATCAGGGTAAACCACACTCCACTTATACAGTGGTGCGAGTTCCGGTGATCCAGTGAGGGTAAGCCCTAAATGAATATGATTCTGTAAAGCCATTCTTACCTCAATGTGTCTTGGCTAAAGCAGCCTGATATTGGCTGTTGCGCTGAATATTAGCATCGTTGGCGTAGATAGTAGTTTGACCGGATGTTCGCGCTAGGATTTGACGTAACACCGCAATCACTTCAGCGAGTAGGGTGTCCTGATTGCCATTGCTTCCACCACGCAGCACCAACGCGCCACCTTCAGGAACCACATATTCGTTATAATGGACGACACCTGCTACGGTATTGGGATCACCCACACCTGTAGAACCGCCTTCCTTGTACCCCGCATTCGGATTGGCGTGTTTTATGGTTGGGGCAGGGGTAGTCGGTTTCGCGGCAGGTTTGGAAGGCGTAACGGCATTCACATAACTGGAATAGGCAGTCCCGTTTCCTACGTTGACATTGGTGAACCCCTCGCGGTCTTGCTCTTCGCGCCCGATGGTTTTGAGTTGTTCACTGACCGCAATCAGTTGGAGTTGTGCTTGTCGTCCGGCCTCTGCCAACTCGGTAGCGGTCTTATAGTCTAACTCGTCATTTTGGCGGGTAAGCAACCGCTGTTGATCTTGCAGCGCCCATTCCTGAGTCATCCATTCTTTAGACTTATCGTATGCCTCTTTTTGCAGCGCCATTGTCTCGTCATGGTGGCGCTTGTTCATGTTCATTTCTTCTTGCGCCAACGCCTTATTCTGCTCAAAGTAGGTTTTCTTGCGGTCAAATTCCTCTTTATTCCACTGCGTTTCAGTCTTGAACCGTGATTCCTCATCCCCCTGCTGGGTTTCATCCATCGAGTGGCTAATCGCTGAGCGTTCCTGCTGGCGCATCAAATCGACCCGCTGCCGACCTCGCGCAAAACGAATATTACGATCATAATCTTCCTGCTGCCAACCGTAGGAGAGTTCCATGCGGTTGCGGCTCATTGCCATATCTTCCGACTGCCAACTCTCCTGTGTCACCTGCTGCCCACGTCCAATGTCCATATTCTGCGATTGGTAGGCGGACTGCATATTAAACTGCTGTTGGTTCATAGCAAAGGATTCGTTCCACTGCCGGTTGGACAGGTCACGATTTGCCCCTTGCTGTCCAATACCATACTGCTGTTGTTGGCGCGAGAGTGCGACCTGTGCATCTTGCACCTGCCACATACCCATGCCATTTCCGGTTTGCAGGTTCATGCCCTGTGCTTGGAACAGTGCGGATAGTCCCTGAAGCCCATCTCCGCCAAGGGCAAACCCTTGAGCGCCTACACCTGTAGAACCGCCTGCCATCGTCTGATAACTAATATTCCGCGCCGAAGTCGCCATACCGTATTGGTAGGTGTCCAACCCGCGACTGGTTGCAAGAGAACTGTCTTGCAAACTGCGCTTTTCTTTTTCAAAAACACCCAACCCTGTTTCGGGGTCAATCGTCTTATAGCGCTCATCCCCTAACAGTTGCCAGTTTTGGGACAGTGCCATCCGATCCCCTGTCCCCACCAACGCCGCTAGGCGCTGAGAATCAGGGTCAAGGTCGGCAAACTTCTTCGCTGCCGCTGCAAGGGCGGGAGAGTTATTGCCGTAGTCCATACCGCGATTATAAAATTCACTAGCAACTTTCCAACCCTCTTGCTGTTGAAAATATTTAGTAGGGTCGATTTTTGCTCCCGGTTGTCCGTATCCCGCTTCTTCACCCATCGGTTGGACGACATTGGTAAAAAAGGAGGGGGAGGTTAATGCGTAATTACCGGATGCAATTCCCCAAGAACCTGTAGCATCCACCATAGCGGGGTTCTGTTTGTACATATCGCTCTGAAAATTCAGCGCATTAAAATCAGACAAACCGGCTCTACGTCGAGCCGCGTTTCCATTTGCAAAGTTCTGTGCTGTATTGTATACGCCCTCGGATGCGAGTTCTTTATTTGACCCTTCGGGAAGGTTTAATAACCAACGTGACACATCTCCGTTGGCTAAATCCATACCGCCTTGATCGGATGGACTAATCCCTAGTGAAGCCCCATATGCGCCTACAGTCTTGCCAAGATCAACCCCCGACAAGGTGAGTGATTGCCAGTCTATCGCTTGCTGTCCAGTGGGGGGTGTGTTTGGATTATAGCGCTGCCAATAAGATAAGAAGTCCTGCGCCTGCCCTCGATTCATTCCCAATTTAGTAGCTTGTCCAAAAAACTGTTCCTGCCCTGCCACCAACCCTTCCCCAAGGGTATAACCAGTCCCCTCAAGTTGTGTAGCAAATTGACTGCGGGTTAATCCGCCTTGCGAATATTGCTTAGATAAATCGTAATATTTCCCCGCATTCTCGTAACGCTGACTTTCTTCAGGACTAAGTGTTCCTAATTCATTGCGCCACCATGCGGTGTAATCCCCAACAACTCCTTCAACATTATTAAATAAAGCGTTAATGTCGTAATTTCCACTACGGCGCTGCGATTCTGTATTAACTTGCTGCTGCCCGATTGCCATCATATTCTGACTGGCGTTATTGGCATAATTTATACCGCCAACAATGGCTGTTGCACCCCCCACCAATAATCCAGCGGGACCGCCCAACCCCACCATGCCGCCAATTGCACCACCGAGCATCCCCGCACCAATTGCGGGTGAACCAATCCCGATAGCCGCGCCAAGAACACCATTTGCCGCATCCCCACCTAGTGCTGCATTAGCAATGCCGCCGTAGGCATTGTAAACCTGCTGTCCTAAGTTATAAGACCATTCCTCCCCCGCGATTTGCCGCCGTTTGATGTCGCCGTACTGTCCCCCCATCAGGTCGCCGTAATTCATGATCCCTGATTGCAACATGCCCAAATCCTGCGTAGCGGTTTGGTTCATGTACTCATTCATCTCGTTCATCATCGGTTTGATAAAGATCGAGTTGGCTTGCCGCATACGGAATAAAGGCAGTCCCTTAATATCCGCGCCCCCTATTGCCTCCCCAACTTGTCCACCAAGATTGAGCAGGGCATTTCCCGCACGTTGCCCCATCCCTGAAATCCAACTCCCCCATCCACCCCCGCCTGTTTCTCCTCCGCCTCCACCAAAACCACCACCGCCTCCGAATCCCCCCATATCTCCCGCGCCGCCATCGAACCCACCACCTGATCCGCCACGCATCGCACTGACATTACGAGTCACTTGATCGGCGGAATCCTTTAATGCGGGGGTAAATTCTTCTTTAAGTTTTTTGCTAATCGAGCTAATGGCTTCGGTTGCTTCCCCCACTGCATCCTTATTACTTCCGACTCCACCGGTATTCCCCATCGCACTCCACATTTGTTGTTGGATATTCGGTGGGAAACGAGAAATGTCAAATGTGTCTCCACCGAATGAAACGGGTATTTCTCCCATCACCGGAGCAAAACTAGACGGGATTCCTTCAAATGTTCTACCCCCGCCTCCGCCTGAGCCTTGAGGGAAACTCATTCGTGGAGCGCCCATCGCATTTTGAAGCGCGGCTTGCTGTTGTGCGGAAAAACTTGGGCTGTTGGCATTCCCCTGTGTGTCATAACCAGTATTCCACTGCCCACCAGCAGAGAGTTGCGGGAAACTATTAACCCCGTTCCCCATCGGCGCACCGGGAGAAGACCAGCCATACTGCATAGGGTCATAGGATGACATACCCCTAAATTGCATTCCGTCAATTTGAGTAAACAATTGTTCGGCTTGCTGCATCCGGCGTGGATCAGCTAAAATGGACGTGCGAAAACGGTCTTGGTTGAATCCCGTGAATACATTTGAGAAGGGGTCAGAACCACCCGCCTTACTATAGAGGTCGAAGCCCATCTGCTGCTGATAGGGTTTAAGATTGCCTTCCTGACCCAACGGCTCCCAAGCAGTATCCTGCCCACCGAAAAGCTGTTGTTGAGGCGGAAGCATATTGAAGTCAGTCATTTATCCCAATAACCCCTTTAGGTTGGCGGCCTTCCGCATGAGATGTTTGCGTTCACCCCGTTCTGCCGCATTCATCTCCATCAGCAGAAAGTAGGGCTGATCGGCTAGTCCGCCTGCCCAATAACCTGTGTTAAAGTTCCGCAGCATCCGTAAAATCTTGAACGGTTCCGGTTGCTCACCCTCGCTGTACCCTTTTTCTGCTGCCATAAAGTTGATGGTTTCCCGTTCATCTTCCCCTAGAGACTTGGCATATTCAATTTCAAGCCACCATTCCGTTGCCTCTTCTATTTCTCGGAGGTGGCGTTCGATTCCCCCTCCGGTTTTCCATCTTCTGTCGTTCGGGTATCCTCTGCTTCTGCTTTTTCCTGTTCCGATGCATCACGTGGTGTTCCCCATGTGGGATTGACTTTGTACACACAATCACGGATTTCAAGCACTGTTTCACTGTCAAGTAATCCGAGTGCGAAATTGAACTCAAACTCGCTCATCGCCAATTGCCCGTTTTCAAAGGAGAAGATTTCCTTTTTCTTCTCATCGAGAAACCCTGATGCGCCTACAATCGTGGCGTAGATTTCCTTGGCATACACCCGCGCGATATTGCGGTTTTCCTCAACCACTGCCCCTTCGGGTGTCCATGTGGTTTTTCGTGTCGCATAGGCATCGCTACGAATGGTATCCTGCTCAAATGTCGCCTGACGAATAGTTACGGTGGCAATCCCATCAGGGTCGGATTTCAGTTGGAATTCCTGCACAACGGGTTTCTTCTTGATTTGCATGTGCTTCTCCTTCTATAAAGGGCGCTTTCACGCCCCTTGTTACTATGTCCAAGCGTAGGATGCATTACTCGCATCGTTCTGTAGAATAAGGCGGCAGTAATCGTCACCCACAAGTGAGGTTGCGAGTTGCAAAGTAAAGGCTTGCATCACCATACCGCCTGCTGTCATGGTGGGGTTCCCATCTTTCAACCACACCGCACGACTGCCGCGTAGGGCAAAGGCGTAGGGGGTTGACCCTGCAATCATGGCAGGAGCCGAGGCTTGGAAGTTGAACCCGAACGGTGAATGGTCAATGCCCGTGCTAATCTGTGGCTCAGGCGACCATGCCGTACCTGTTGGTGAATTGGTTAGCGCTTGTAGCAAGTCAGCAGGGGTTTCCCATTTGGTCATGACCCGTAAACTCACTGATCGCGCCAACGGTGTGAAACTATCAGGATGACGTGATCCAAAGATCATTTCCTGCTGTGGACTGGACAGGGTGTTGACCACATCCATCTGTACCGATGTCACCTTGGGGCTATTTGCGCCCATTGAGAAAATGGTATCACATGCCTGTGGGACAGTGGTATCGTCTTCAAGCGCATTGTCCCATGTTAAGGTGGGGTTTTTCTCCCATTGCGGTACACGTCCGACAACGCCTACCCGCGCGGTCATCTTGCCTGTTGCGGTCATTCTGAACTGCATGGCATTAATCATGCAATCATAGCCGTATTGTGCCAATGTTTCAGAAGCCGTTGAACCGGGGATAACCGAACGCACTGCTAACCAAGGGATAGTATTCAGTGCGTTATATTTGAAAATATGGGTATTGACACCGCCCACGCTGGCTCCATCCATGTCTTTTCCGGTCACAGTGGATAGTTCACCCATCAGGGCATAATACAGCAATCCCATAATGCTTTCGGTACGAGGGAGCATATCAATCGTACCGCCGAAGAATGCACCGCCCTTGTACGGGCCAGTGGGGGTTAAGAACCCGCTAATTTCCATCGGGAAATTCTGATTAAACTCAATCGCCCCTAAGTCCACTGTCGGCGCACGAAGCCGCCGCCAAGTGTACGAAGCAGGCGTAAATGTTCCACCCGCAACTTTCGCAGCTTGAGGGGCAAACCCCACACCCCCGCCCATACTAGAAACACTCATGTCAATTCCTTCCCGCATACGAGGGTTGACATTGGCATACCCCATATGCTACAATTAATCGAAAAGGGAGAACCGATTCTGTGAATACCTTCAAACCAGTATTGAACTATGAAAACGATTACGAAGTCAATGAGTGCGGTGTTGTACGCCGGATAAGAGATAAGGGGAACTCCAAAGCGGGTCATATAATGAAGCAACGTCTTGATCGCAAAGGATACCCGATAGTTTATCTCTCTAAAAACGGCAAAGATAGACATCCTCGTGTTCACAAACTTGTAATGGAGGTGTTTGTTGCTCCGATGCCAAAGGGCTACACCGTCAATCACAAGAATGGTATTAAGACGGATAATCACCTTGGGAATTTGGAGTATATGACCCCATCCCAAAATTCGCTTCATGCTCAACACGATCTTGAACACTATAAAGTCACTGCCAAACTCACCAACGAAAAGGTCATTGAAATACTTAGCATTTTGGCTACAGGGGTTGATTGTAGAAAAGTTGCCAAAATGTTTAGTGTATGCGACAACACTATCAATGAGATCAAGAACGGTAACACTTGGAAGTGGATACCACGTCCCGACATGAGCAAGACCAAGAATCGCAGTAAGTTGAGCGCCCAAGACCGCACAGAAATTCGTAAACTTCTGAACCAAGGCGTTCCTCAAAAGGATATTGCCGAAAAGTTCAGTGTTACCCAATCTCATATTAGTCATATCCTGCACAACAAACGCTAAGTTCACTATGCTTCCTTTACGCCCTCTAGGGCGATCTTTCTTTTAAAGTTTCCAATCTTGTTGTAGGCATTTGCCCACTGCACCCACTGCCGACTGACATCCCACTCGCCTTTGACCCACACCCGCTTGTAGGCGGCTTTTTGGAGGCGGAAGCGCATCTCTTTGTCAACCAGCAACTTGTCCAGCGCTTCAAACCATGCTTCCGGTGTGTGCTCCACCAACAACCCATCAACGCCGTTTCGGATAGTCAGTCGATAGACAGGGTTATCAGTCGCAACCACCGCCGCACCACAGAGTTGGTTCTGCACTTTTCGCACTGCACCTTGCCCCTCGGTTGCCTTCACAGGGGACTTCCCCATGTTGAACAAATCGGTAGGGTCTACAGGTGCAAGTACAATATCGGACTGCCGAACCATTGAGGCATAGGTGATATAGTCTCTGCCTTCCTCGTACAGTACCCCATCAATCCCTTTTAGATAGTCGGGGTGATACCCACAAATGGCTAACATCGCCTGTGGGTGCTTTTGGAGCAGGGGAGGGAGCACATTCTCTAACACTTTCCAATCCTGCTCATGCGTCGATGAACCAGATAACCAGATCATCACGGTATCTTCGGGCAGGGGGCGGTTCACTTCTCCATAGCGCCATATTTCAGGTGCAAGGAAGTTCGGTAGCACAAAAACAGGCTTGTTAAACCGCTTTCGCATGGTATCTGCCAAGTATGGCGTGGTCACAGTAATGGCATCGCATTTGGATGCAATAGCCGACATGCTTCCTTCGATGACGGTGCGGTATTCATTGGTAAAGTCATCATCTACTTCGTAGACGGTCTTAATTCCATAGAACCGTGCGGCATCAAAAAAACTATCGACAAACCCCGCAGCTTCTTGCTCGTCAATCCGTGTGCGCGGGAGGACGATCATATCCAACTGACTGAACAGTTGGTGCACCGCTTCACCACCACGTCCCTGCTGTGCTGCTACAAACCACTCCTTGAACACGGAGCGCATATTATCCCATCCAACTTGCCATCCGCGTTTTTGCAACTCATGGAAAGGTTGGATGACCCTGTAAATTTCACAGGCTCCGGGTTGCTGCTTGTCTTCCGCATGAAGCGCCATTACACGCATCCGGTACGCTCCGTCAAAAACTCTAAGCGGGTTTCCCCGCGCCACTGCCATTTGCCTTCTGAGCCACCTTCGGTCAGAAAACTATCATAGACGAACACCCGTGAGGCGTGTTCCATAAAATCATCTTCGGTGATGGTGAACCACCACGTTCCGTCATCTTTCCGGTTAGACAAGGAGTAGCGCACTCGCGACAACACCACATTGGCTATCGCTCGTGCTTCGGTCTGATCGACTTCGGGACCAAAGATCATCGTGTACTCCACAATGAAGCGCAAGCGCTCATGCAGTCCCCCGCCAACTTCCCCGAATACATCCACCATGCCGACATTCTGGCTGCTCATGTTGGAAGTGTGCCGCCATTGGGCATCCCCTGTTTTCACAAGTACCACAATGCGGTAGGGATTTGCCATACCCCGCGCCAACCCCGCTTGTACCAGACCCGCCTTTGAGTCATCTGCGATATTGGTATTCAACTGTTCATTGAGCCAATTCGCAGTATCCTCCGCCAGCACATTGAAGATACTTACCGTGCCGGTCATCGCGGACTCACCATTCGGTTTTGCTTCGGATAATGCGCCAACTCACGGTCATAGAGTTGTATCCACCACTTCTGCAACTGCCGTAGTGAATTATTCTCCGGTTGTCCCCGATCAGGGGCGGTTTTATCCGCTGCATTCGATGCTTCCGTGAGGCTTTCTGAAGTCAGCGCGTGAACCACTGTCCCATATGCTACTGCCGCATATGCCCACTGCGGGATGGTGAGAACATCAGCATCCAACACAGGATGGGGATAATAGGCGTAGTAACGCGCAATCAGTGTTGTTGCAGTCGGAGGCGGTACGCCCATCTCAAGCGTATCTTCAGGCCATACACTAAACGCGAACTGATCCGACGAGGCAATGTCATAACTACTGAAAGCGGGTTTGAAATAGGTACGCACTAGAGTCGTATCGTCCTGTACCATCACCAAACCCGCCTGTTCCAGCGGCACAAACAAATCAGTGGGCAGTTCAAATTGATAGGTGTCCCCGTTGCCTGTGTAGGTAACGGTTTTTAGCAGGGCTGTATGCACACAAAGTTCATCCAACGCCCACCCCACCGCATCAGCCAGCAATTCATCGCTCCATGTAATCCCCGAAGGATCATTCTTGAGAATGGTGCGACGGATAACGACTTTAAACTGCGCCCACGTCAATGCTGCCATTGTTAGTCCTTAGATCGTTGTTGCACCAAAGTCGATACGGTTCTTGCCTGCGCCACACCACACTTCAAACACTTCCGGTGTGTACACTTGGTAAGCCAAGTACGCATCCCATGAGAACCGATACATACCCGCAAAGTCGTCTACTGTCGGGAGTTGCCCATCGCCGCTACCGGGCGTGTGCAAACGAGGGGCGCGACCAACACCCAACGCCACGCCGCCCGGCCCACCCATAAAGGTGGCAGTGTGGACGTGACGAGCCTTGGTCATCCAAGCGTAAACCCCACTACCGAGATCGGTCTTGAAGTCTTCCATGATTGGACGGTCAAAACTGATATGCGTACCGCTGATCTTGCGGATAATGCGGGTTTCGGCAGTACCATCCGTATAGTCCACGCCATTGGTCACACCGTTGGCGCTGGTACGATCTGTATGAATTGTCACCAAATCACCTACCGCAAAATCACTAGCAGATGCAACAGTGATGTACTTGGTCACATTACTGGACTGACCCTGCGAGTAAACGCCGAGGTAAGCGCCATCTTCATCGTCTGCACCATCGCCCTGTGTAATAGCGGCAGCGGCACTGGTTTGAGCGCTGATTGCGCCAACGTTATACAAGCAGGCATCATTGGTTTGAACGAAGCGAACGCCCTTCCATGACCCTTGTTCATTGTTGACAATTGCCATCGGGGAAGCGTAGCGCATCACATCCAGCCATTCACCATCACCTGCACCGGACTTAATGCCACGAATAACGCCGGGGGTTGTCACACAGAAGATGCTGCGGGTTTGCCCATCAGGGGCAATCGCATACGGGACATCACGTTCCGCCATACCCTGATGCACGTCTTCAATGGTGGTGGTGGTCATTACCTTAGTGGCATCAATTTGATTAAAACCACTCAGTGACCCATCACCAATGAACTTCCGCGCATGAGCAAGGTACGCATTGCGTGCCAACTTCTCAAGCACCTTCGTCTGCATTCCGCCCAATGCGGTCTGCACAATACGCTCCAACCCCGCATCATTGTCGCCTTTCCAGTAGGTGACAAGTTTATTAAACTCATGCAGGGCTAACTTGCCAGCATAACGGTTGAAGGTGATCTGTCGGCTCGAACTATCCAAACGACTTGAAGCCATCCACAACTGCGTGTTACCAATGGCATCAAAATTTGCGTGCGGCTCAATCAATTGATTCAACTGCATCGTTGGGGAAGTTACATCACCCAAGTTGAACTGTGTGTCTACGAAGCGTCCGTAGATGTAATGTTGCTGGTAGTAAAGCGCCTGCAACATGGCTTCGTAATACACCTTGCTGTTGGTCGAAATGTTCCCCCAAGGGGAGGAACTATAGAAACTATCAAAATCTCCGGTTGCCATTTCCTGTTATTCCTTTACAGATAGAGAACCGGCTCTGTAAAAAAGCCAGCTCTTATGCTTGATTTCGTTTCCGTGCCTCGCGCAACTGCTGCATGAGCGTTTGGTGCTTAGGTGTGCCAAGTTCGGATAAAGGCAACTTCCCAATTTGCTCATTGATCTGCGCTTCTGTGGCATTTCCTAGCCCTGAAGTCCCGCTGTTTGGTGCAGCAGAGCTTGCACCACTGACCGCCGCTGTCGCCGCCGCCGCACGTTGTCCCTTTTTAAGTTCTAACGATTTAGTCAACGACTCCTTTAAAGCCGCTTCGTCCATTTGTTCAGCAGCAGAGAGAATACCTTGCCGATAAATCGGGTCAGATTCAAACTCCGGCGCGAGGTCGGGGAAGGTGCTGTGAATGAGGCTTCGGATTGTGTCTTGGCGCTCATACTGTGCAGTCTTCTTTGATAGCTCTGCCAACTGCTGTTCTAATGTCTGATGCCTCTTTTGCAAATCGGTCAGTTCAGTATCTTTTGTTCCTTTGAAGCCTTCGTGCTCTGCCTGTAATTCGGCATACTTTTGCTGCCACGTCTTGACTTCTTCAGACTTCTTGTTCATAGCGGTCTGCTGACCGTTGTAACGTGATTGCCAAGTCTCAGCTTGGACTTTCCAATCGGTGGTGTCAGTTACATTCGGGGTAGGAGTAGGGGTTGTTACACCTGCTACAGTACCGCCATCTGTTTGCTGTCCATCTAACATTTTCGTCTATCTCCTTTTATTCCACAGAAACTTTACTGCCGTTGGCTGATGCGGCAGATTCATTTGATAATGTACCGTTAGGCTTCGAGGGTTTATCACCCCCAAAGGGCGGTGGTTTCTGCTGAGCAGCCAATTCAGCAGCTTGTTTTGCTTCTTCTTTTAGTTCGTTCAGTTCGGCCTCAAGATCGCGGACATCCCCTAACTTGCCAATAGCCTCACGCTTGCTCCGCACATTCGTTTGCACCAACTGCGTGGTTTCGAGTACCAACTGAGCGCGATCCTGCGGGATTTGAGGCGACCATTCGGTAGAAATATCCAATAGGCTTTCAAAGTCATCCGGGATGTCGATACCGAGCGCCCTGAGTGTTGCTGCAAGTGCCGCGTTATCCTTCATGATCTGCTTCACCATCTTGAGGATGTACCACCCTATACGGGTCAGTCCATCGTTCCAATGGGTGCGCTCCCCACGTGTGTGAGACAGGATAGGCCACATGCGAAGGGCTAAGGTTTGCCCTGAACGTTGTGAACCTTCATCCTCACCAAAGGGAATGCCGGATAAGTTGGTATCACGCAGTATTTGCCGCCACACCCGATCCCCTGTTTCAGCCATCGAGGGCGAAACCACTGGTGCATCTTCCTGCCACGCCTTGGGTGCATCCTTTGAACCACTCGCAGGAGGCGTTGTCCCTAAACTGGTAAACTCTTTCCCTGTGACCGGAGAAGTGAGTTTGCTCAGGGTTGTACCGGGAACATTGCTCACAAACGTTTCACGGTCAACCGTGTTGAGTGCGGCTGTATCTAGTGCCGCAAATACCGCGTTGAACTCTTTCAACAGCGCTGCCACATCTTCGACGTGTCCTACACCGTACTTCGACCCCACACGCTTGTGAGGGATGTAGACAGCAGGCACAAAACCAAATTTGTGCGTTGCGGACTTCTGATCGGTAGTTTTCCCTGCAAAATCAATGGTCTGTCCCTCTACCGTTTCGGATAATTCCGTAGCGGTTTCGGTACGGATGTACACGGCAGTTTGTCCGGGTTGTCCATCTCCAATCCCATATTGCAACTTTGCAGTAGGGGCAGGGATTTCATACATAGTGGTTCCCCGCAGCAGTGACCAGTAATCCTCATTTGACCATTCCGGTAGGAAGTGGTCGGGACGTGGGTTGCTAATCACCAACGGGATAGTCAAGTCAACACGGCGCGGTTGGTAGGTGATTTGAAACACCGACCCGCCCAAGAACTGTGAGTACATGCCGTTTTCCAACTGCATGGCTCGTCCACCGGATCGCGTCCACACTTCATTGATGACGTTTTCGCAAATCAGCGCGAGGTTCTTGGTGTCTTCCTTAACCTCTTTACCATCGAACCGTTTCTTGGGGCGTACCACTGTTTTGACCAGTGGGGCAGGGCTATCCGGTACTTCACCGAACAAGACCGCTGCGTGTTTCTCCACAATCGCGCGTAAGCTGTTAATGTGCAGAGGGTATTGGCTTTCATATTCTTCACGCACATTCTTGCGTGTTACAGAAAGCGCATCCCCGCTGTACCATTTCCAGTTATCTTTGTACCGTGCGGATTGTGTGTTCCACTGTTCAATTGGGAAGTTGTCGGGCAGCTTGTCATCATTCAGCGTAGGCGAATAGGAAGTACGCTCTACAAAAGATGGAAGCGTTCCGAGTTCAACATTGTCAAGCGGCATTTATACCCCACAGAAACACATATTCGGTTCTGCATTATAACGTAGCAAAAGAATGTGGGGAAAGTCAAGGGGGTGAACAGAAGTTGGTCAGCAATTACTCAATTGCTGACTTTTTCCTGTTGTATGTAGGTATCTAATACTGCTATTTGATCGAGTAGAGACTGCCGGAGGGCTTTTGCTACGCTGATGGGCAGGGTGAGCATCGGTATAATAGGGGTAGTCGGTTCTGCTTTGGGTACAATATCTGTAATCACGACTTCGCTATCCCAAATCCATCCCTCAATCGCGTTACATTTGATTGGCAGCCATGTCCCTTGCTTGCCGACAATAGTTTGGACGACTGTTTCCTCAGGGTGGAGTTTTTCTATGGGGATGATGTCGCAGTGTATATCCTCGGTGGACATAGGCCACAAGTGTTCCGCCGCAATATAAGGATACTTGCGAATAAACTGCGATTGGTTCTTGCCGCGTATCATCTTTTCGATGCTGCGGGTTGCAAAATCGGATGGGAATGGTTTCACAATCGGCACGGTGAGAGTTGCTTTCTTTGGGGCAGGGGCATCTAAAACACCGCGCTTCTTGGCATCTCGTAGATAGCCTTGCAGTCCGGTATCCTCAGAGATATTGAACGCTGACCATTCGGGGTGATTACTCCATGTGAACAAACATAACCCTGCCAACAACCCACTTTTGATGTAAGGGGAAAGGTCGCCTGTGATTTGCGACTCAATCCATTGTCCCATCTGTTCACTCGTCCAACCGCGCGAATGATAGCCATTAGTGGCGCTGCCTGCATCGGTGTCCACGCCGAACTCAGTGATAAGTACCTTGAGCGAAGTAATACGAAGATAGTCACAGGTTTTCAAGAACGCTTGAAGATGGTCGGTCATCTTATCCGGCCCGTACAGATGCATCCCCACCATAAACAGGTCAGGATACACCGCCATTTGCCGCAACTGCCCGTACCAACGCGCATTCCACATGCCATCCGGCATAATCTCCGGCTCACGATCTCCCCAATTGTAGATGACACTCCGCCGCTTCTGCCCGATAGCGCGGTCAATCCAACGGGAGTACCATGTGCCAAGACGGTCTAGATTGATGGGATCACCGTTGCCCATCGGCTCGTTTAAGACATATGCCCATGTCTTTCCGTCAATCCCAAGACGGAAGCCCGTTTCATCCATCTGATTGGCTACATCCTCAGGGGAGGCCACGAACTCTTTATCCTCGTCCCCCTTGCCGGTGGGCTTCAAATGAAACCCGCCTTGCAACCTATCCCAAATGCGCCCGACAATCACGGTATCAGGATGAGCCACCGCTGTATCCTTGATACGAAACGCATCTTTGGGCGCATCCACCATTGCCACGCTGTAGGCAGGTGCAAGGGCATCATGAAACGTATCGCGCTTGATGACATCGGCGGTATGGTCGATGGAGTAGTTTAAACCGAGTAACGAAGGTGTCATTGTTGTTCCTCTTTATTAGTGTCTGGCTTAAAATATTACTAATGATAATGATTGTTATCAGTGAGTGGTGTTTTTAGCAGTCCAAAATACTTGTACATCTCAATAACCAACGTGCGCCACCAATAATCAAATGAAACTAAGTTATTGTCCAGCAAGTAGACATAAGTTGGGATTACCGAAGTTTCATTTATTTTACCCACTTGCCACCGTGAAAACTTATCCATAATCTCCCTCGTTATTACTGACTAAAATAAGAGTTATAGTCAGTGATCCCCATGTATCTCTTCTTGCTGCAATCTACGGATACGCTCCTGATCGTGTTTATTGACTCCCTCGATAAAGCGCGTAAAGGCATCATTCAATCGTTTGCGATCTTCGGCAGACATCGGTAGTGTGTTGTCTGTCTTATGGAATAGTTGCACATCATCCTGACCAACAACCCCACCTTGAGCATGACCTTGTTTATCAGTCATCTTTTATTCCTTTCACCACAGCATTAAATGTCTTACGATCAAACCCCTTACTGAATGGATTAAGTTTGCTCATGCTACTTTCCTTTCACGCCCAAGCGCGGACATCAAATTGTCCCATGCTGCAATATTGCTGTTCAGTGGATCATCCTTTTTCTCATGCAACCGCGCATACCGCACCTTCGCATCCACCTTCAGCGCTGACAGTTCACCAGCGACATCCTGAAACTTCCACCACAGCGCCTTCTTCTCGTCCTCAAGGTGCTGAGCGTGTTTCACCGATAACTGATGGTTCACTTCTTTAATTTGCTGCCACAAGTCTTTCTTCTTGGCGTACAATGCAGGCCAGCGCTGGTAACATCCATCGAGCGCGTAACGATCACGCGCATAGCGAAATTCCTCACAGGTCATCAGCGCCATATAGACCGTCCCTCGACTGTCCATGCATGGCGGCTATCAACGAGCACCGGGTCTTTTAACCCTCGTTCGGGGTCAATCCTATCCGCCAAGCGGTGCAACTGCTTAGCCAACCATAGACGCGCGTTGTAACGAAACGTCTGGAACCGGAAAACAAATGACCAATATTTAAGAAAAATCCACTTTCGCATCGGGGTATCCCTCCTTTTATCCCCATTATATCACAGAACCGAATATGCGATATTTAGCGACGAGTACCAATCGAACGTTGAGTTGAGCGCCATGCGTGACGTTCGGGGGTAATGGTAATCTGATGTTCATCTGAACGCTGATTGAGGTAGAAGTATTGGTTTAACCACGTACAGGTGAGCATAATCATGACCACAATATCCTGCGGGATGTCGTCATCAGGAAGATCGTACTTCGCTAACTGAGAAGTTAGCATTTGAATTGTGGGGTAAGCTAGATAACCACGATTCATGAGTTGTTTAGCCGAATTAAGATGACCGTACTTATTCGACTGGTTCATATTCATGCCAGTAGATTGAACTCGTGCGAAAGTTTCTACCCATTGGAGATAATTCGATTGCCATCCCGTATTATCGTACCCGCAACGCCCAATCGCTTTATACCTCTCCACATAATCAAAAAAAGCAGCCATCCAAGGAAGTGGTGAATTATTACTAAACACCCACTGGAATGCGACGAGTTGTGCTGGAACAGGCACTTCAGGTGTACCGGGAAACCCTGTAATATCCCATACCCCAATAACCGCTGCGTTGCGGTGAGGCGGGTTGTCCTGCCCCGGATCAGCCATAACAATGTAGGTATGATCGTTCTCAGGCGGGATTTCCCATTGATAAATCCCCACACGCGGAGCATCTTTCCTGATAAACCCCGGCGTATTTGCTTCAAGCCCCTTCTTCATACGCTCATCAAGCGATGCAGACAGACATTTCTTAATGCTATCCCCTGAAAACTGCTTTCCATCCCCTACGGGACGGAACCCGAACAAATTGGAGTTGCGTTCGTTCTCAGTTGCGCCTACATCACGTTCAAACTTGCGAATTTGTGCCTCAGTGAGCGCCCAATTGTCGTAACTCGCCATCTGCTTGAATACCGTGTTATCGCTATCCTGCTCTGCCCCATCTGCTAAATCCCACAATTGCGGGTTGTCGTTCGGATTGGCGATGTAGTAAATCAGACCCAAGCGGTCACGCCCTTGATAGTTGCCACGCAGACGGGAGGAAATGTTACCTCGAACCTTCGGAATGTCCGGCAATTGTTCAGCTTGGTCGATATGCGCCATATCACCCTCAAGGTTCTTAATCTTGTCAGGGTCATCGCGTACCGAGTAAAACTTAACTGATGTTTCCCCTGTAAAATCATTCCGACAACCCAACTCTTGAGGTTGTTTACGGATGTTGCGGTAAAGAAAGTTCTGCTCGTACAGTGTTCCTTCCATTTTTTGCAACATACCATCATAAACAGCGGTGGACTGCATAGACACAGGAGCAATGCAGAACCCCCTAAAGCCGGGGAGTATCGCCATGTTGATGAGCATTTCAATCATACTAATTGATGTTTTCGAACTTCCATAACCGCCAATAAGCACTTTGCTGGTTTGTTTTAGTTTCATGATGTCGATTTGCCAGTCCTGCAACCAGAACCCGTGATTTACTTGGAAGTTAGGTAGTTTTTGGTTCGGGATAAACTTAGCATAAACCGGAGAGGAAACAGTAGGCATTGCCAGTCCACGCATGAAGATTTGCCCCGTAACCGCCTTAAAAGGGGTGAGAGGCACTTCATCGTAGTTATAAGCGAAATCGAACTTAACAGGCTTATCGAGTTTAAGCCAGCGCTTCATCAGCGCTTTGTAAAGCGCCTTGTAGCGTTCATCTGTCGTGGTCGGAGTAGCAAAAGTACCTGAGTTCGGCCCTCTAAAATACCAATTGGTAAACAAGTTGGGGTTTTCAGGCGTTCTTTCGAATATATCACGATCCGCCTTAGTGAGTTTATAGAGTTCTCTACGCATTGTTACCTAGTTGGAATAGATGATCCGCCGTATGTGTCGTCAAAACCCGATGCAGAACCGGCTCTGACAAAAACCATTATAGCATTATCTCTTATCGCAAGATAGTCCCTGCCGCCCCAACTAAACCGTGCGGGTTTACCCTGCCCTTCCCAAGCCATGTTCAACCGATCATAATCCGCATGTCCGGGTTCAATTCTCATAGTGGTCTTCTCCATAAACGCCCATACGGGCCATATAATCCATCCCAACGGTGACTGACATCGGCATGTTCAGGGTTTGCCCCACGCGCCACGCGCACGAACTGAACGCCATTGTTGCCAAATTCTTCATAGACCACCTGCTGATACATCAGATACGCAGGTCTACCCTCTTTAATCCATGCTGCGTACAAATCCCAATACGGCAGGATGTCAACGATTGGTGCATTCACGCTTCCAATAAGCGACAATACCCCCGCTGAGATAGTGCGGTTAAGCCCCACGAACGGTTCAGGGATGCTCAGTGTGAGCACAATAACATCTGCGTTGACGGTCAATTCTGTGCCGGGGATAACCACACTCAACACCGTTGCAACCAATGAAATTGTCCCCGCGCTGTGGGTTACAGAGGTGTTCCCATCCACCGTTGGCGCAAGAATGCTGCCTACTAAACTAATCGGTGTTGGCGTAACAACCCCTGCCCCGAATGTCGTTGGTGCAAGCACACTGCCCACGAGGGAGAGTGCAGAGGGGCTTACAAGACCGCTTCCTTGTATAGAGGGTTCAGGCAGTGAACCAAGCAGTGAAATCACCGACGCGGCAAAAAGACTATTGCCGCTAATGGTTGGAGACAACGCGCTTAGGATACCACCAAGAGCATCCGGTGTAACCGTAATGTTTCCCGCTGTGAATATAGTAGGTGCAAGGACACTTCCAACAAGTGATACCACAGCAGCAGTGAATAGGACGTTGCCACTGAGGGTTGGGTTTGGAATACTTGCGATCAATCCTACAACGGAAGGTGTTACCGTCACTGACCCACCGGCACTGACATCAGGATCAAGTAAATTAACCAGCAGTTGTACCACTGAGGCGGCAAAAGCCGCATTTCCGCTGATCGACGGTGCAAGGATGCTTCCCACAAGGCTTAAAACAGATGGGGCAATCGTTGGGGAAAGGTTGACCGCAGAAGTTGGAATACTCAACATCAAACTGATTACAGAAGGTGTGATAACCGCCGTTCCGGTCAAAGTGGGGGTTGGAATACTACCCACAAGACTGATAACTGATGCTGTAAATACTGCCGTTCCAACCACTGTAGAAGATGGAATTGACCCTACCAAATCAATGGTCGAAGGGCTAACCACCGTATTGGCTCCCGCTGTTGCGGTGGGAATGCTAACCACCAATGACACAACACTTGGCGTAATGACCGCTGTACCCACTATTACAGGTGCGGGAATGCTACCCACTAATGATATTGCACCTGTGTCGAAGTTCATATCCACTCTGTAAGTTGGAGTCTGGACAGAAGCAGCAAGAGAAACGACTGCGGGGGTGATCAGCGCTGTACCAATAAGTGTTGGTGCAGGCAGTGCCCCGACCAAGGACAAAGCGGCTACTGCAAAGTTCATGTCCTGTACGAAAGTGGGGGCTAACATATTTCCCACTAAACTCAGCACCGATGCCGCAAACAATGCATTGCCGCTAATCGTAAGTGTGGGAATAGAAACCACTAAACTGACAACGGCAGGTGCATACAGCGCACTTCCTGATAGGGTTGGAGCAGGTAGTGAACCAACAAGACTGAGTGCCGCAATCGCAAGATTTTGGTCAGATCGAACAGTTGAGGTGGGGATACTCCCGACAAGAGATACCACCGCTGGTGCAATAACCGCCGTGCCAACCTGTGTTGCAGTGGGTAGACTAGTCGCCAAACTTACTACCGCAGGGGCTACAACTGCCGTTCCCACTTGCCCCGATGCGGGGATACTCGTAACCAATGAGATTACGGAGGGGGTTACAGTGACATTAACGCTCCCTGACGTTACAGTGCCACCGATGAAGTCATCAATGGTCGCACCTTGAACACCAAGAGAGATATACCCTGCCCCGGTGTAAGTGCCATCGGTGCGGGTTGCAACATTTGACCATGTGCTTGATGTGTATTTGTAGGCTTTGAGTGACGTACCAATCATCTCTAAGCCGATTTGGTCAGTGCCGGGGGTAATGCCACACGCAAAATGCGCGCCTAACTCGGTATCTACGTCATTGTCTTTGCGGTACAGAAAACAATCAGAACTACCGCCCCCCTCCCACCAAAAGAAGTACCCGTCTACCCCTGATGTATTCGGGGATTGGATGCGGACACCAGGCCATACGTTTGTACCACCACCACCCGAATAAACGGTAAATCGCACTTCACTATCGGGACCAAATGTAGCAGGTGTCCAATAGGCAGTGGCATACGTGCCCCCGCCGATAGTTGCCCGGTTTGAGCTAATAGTGGGATCAGCGTCACCTGTACTAACCTTTGCCCAATTCGCACCCAATCCACCGTTGGCGCGGTTAAAGTTGTCAAGGACAGTGGTAACGGTTGGAAAGGCCATTATCGCGCTGCCTTGCTCAACAGCGCATCAATCGGATGGACGTTGTTCTCTAGCAGCTTGACAGGAATCGCATCACCGTCATACACAATTGCATCTGTGATTTTGTCGTAGTTTGTTTCAATGCGCCGCTGTGCTGCAAATTTGAGCACATCCACCAACGTGGCCTGTTTTACGTCCGGCAACTGCTGCTGTAATTCCTCTTGCGAGTAACCGAGTTCTTTTAACTTGATGAGAATCGCATCGCCTTCTTTAGTGGTGACATTCAGCGGTACGTCAGCAGCTTTAGTCGGTAGTTTAAAAAACTCAGGGTCGGTGTCAATAAGTGCGATAGTCTCTGCCGGTGCATCCACACGCACCACCGCCACGCCGCCTAAGAGTTCTACTTCGTTCCATGTGGAATCTTCAGTATAGACGCGAATGTAATCTCGCATAGCACAGTAACGCCGCGCCCTGATGTACTCATAGACTATCAACGCCGCATCAGATTTAATGTCGTCAAGCAACTGATTACGCCCATCTACAAAGTTTAGCCGACCACCGTTTTTTGCCGCCGCCTCTTTGTAGGATTCAAACTCTTTGTCGGTAAGCACTACCGCAGACTGCACTTTATAGCACTCAGATTCGAGCGTGGCTATAAGCGCCTCTTGCTCCTTTACAGGTGTAAACAGACCAATAGCCTGCACCTGATTAGGGCCTCTGCGGTAAGGAACGATGTACCATGCAAGCATAACTAGACCTCATGCACAAAATGCCGAGCCAACGCAGCGCATATTCCAAATCAACGCATCGGGATAGGCCGCCGCCAACAAGACAATAGCCACAATTAACAGCACTGCGATTCCAATGACGACCAGTTTAATTTTCATATTACCTGCCTCGCAATTTACGGTATACATTCGGTGTCCGTCCTAACTATATACCCTATTACGATTAGTTCAGGTTAATGATACCTTCGCTGTTCCACTGGATCGTGAATGTGCCATTGCTGCACGACTTATCCGCCGCAAAGTCGATGTAGCAAAGAAGTTCGTCTGCCGTTGCCGCACCACCGCGCTTTTTGTAGATGACTGCCCCACGCGCCGTGAAAGTGGCACTCGTCCAACTCGCATCTGCCGCATCCAACCGTGCTTCATCGGCTGTCGTATCAATCGCGTCCGTTAGCGAAGCCAAGGCCACCCCACCTGTGGTGTACCCGTTGCCGTTCGCTACCTCATTTGTGACATCGTTTTGGAAGTCGTCGGTGTCAATGTTGGGAGTGTATGAGGAAGTCACCAACATGCAGTACATGGCATCGGTGTCCCAATCAATCGACCCGTTGCTCAGGTACTTCTTGCCGTTGTTGTAAATTACTGATGCCATTATTTCTGTACCTCCGTATTAATGCTCAGGCGGGGTGCATTGACAATCGCATTGATCTTCTGCACCTGTTCTTCGGTCAACTCAGCACCGAATTTCGCGCTAACGTCCTGCACCTGTTGTTTCAGGCTGTACCGCGCCTTCAGATCACGGCGGTATTCCCGCAGTGCATCCACTTCACGGCCTGCCGCCAAACTTTCAGCCAACAGTTCGTCATAGGTCATCTCGTCCAGTTCTGCCGGACTCTTCATTTCGAAATCCATCTCGTTCTCCTTTAAACACATAGTCGGTTCTGCAAAAGCCTAAAGTAAAATTGTCCCAAAAGTCAAATGCTAATGGTTATCTCATATCGTCCCATTGAATATCCGCTACGAAAACCTGTCCATTGGTCGCCTGACTAACAGTGACCCTAATTTTGTCGTTCACGTTGTAAAAATCAACGGGTCCTGAAAGTGCCGAGCCATCCGCACCTGCTACCAATGCTTTACGAGGATAAACCCAACCGTCCGTCCGATAATCCGCTTTGCTGTAAATAGTTTGCGGATAAGGGTTATTAGCTTCCTTAACAAGCAAGTCAACCGTTGCGGGAGCATCAGGATCGTAATCCGTATAAATGCCGTCCACAACACCACTGATTACATCACGAGTTACAGCCGTACCACTTGTTCCTGAAATTGTCACCGTCGCATAAGAATGCTGAATCACGTTTTTATACTCCTTATGGATACCGATACGCGCCAATATCTGGGGGAGTGTTCATCTCTGCCCCAGCGTAATCCGTTGTTAACCCCACATCAACCCCTGCCCCGATGCAAGGCGACCCTCCCAGCAATTGGAAGTCGTCTGCGATATTGGTTCCAAGAGTGGGTGAGATGGAAGCGCGGTACTCATCCATAAAATAAACACCGCCTGCTGCTGCAAAAGTCTCTGAGTACAACTGCCCAAATTGCAGCGAGAGCATATTGGGGAATATGTCGTAGTTATCAATAGTCGTCATTGAAACAACGGGGGTTGTCATATTGTCAAAATACCATGTTGCTGTGCCATCCGCCGCAATTGCAGTAGATGCACGAACCAGATGCAACCGTATTCGATGAGGGGCATCCGTTAGGGTGCGGGTATTTGTTACCGCTGTCCCTCCGTCCTGCATAGCAGACAAATAGGCACGATACGGGCTATCCCATGCGTCGATGGTAATTCCCCACACCTGCCAAGGAGCGCCCCCTAACACACCCGCCGTGAGCAAAAAGAAATCGCCCGGTGACATGACCATTGAGTTAGGGTCGAACCAGAATTCAATCCACAATTCACGCACATCATCAGGCAAGACAGTATTTTTTGTCCCATTGAACTGTGTTGTTCCGTTGATGGTTACGCGCACCCCATAAACTGAACCATTAAGGGCGGCATTGGCATTCAACTCAAATTTAGCCGCCGAGATACTATCTAATCCTTGATCGCCCGGATAGTTACCGTTGGCTTCCCATGCATAGCCTGCATCGAACGTCATATCGACAAATGCCGCCGCCGCCAAACGGGGATCAGTGTTGATGATCTCGCCTGTACCAAGCGTTGCGCCCCCTGCCCCGGTGTAGATGTTATATTCGTGAGTATACAAATCCCCATTGCCGTTGTAACTCAGGTCAGCAAAACCGTTGAAAATATTATTGCGTAGAATTAAATCCGTGCCTGCGGGTGCGGCTGTTGTGGAAAACGAGAGCACATGTGCGGCGGCGGAAGTTACCGTATTATTTAAGTATTGAACCCCGTCCACTATAATTGCATTAATAGAGCCTTCGGTATTGAAAAGCCCCAACCAAGGACATTCGCTGACAACGTTGTTGTAAACCAAAAAGTCGGAAACAATATCCCCACTGTCCGGTGGTGCGCCGAACTCGGTAAACCCTAAACACTGATAAGCGAAGTTGTTATAAACCCGAACATTACTAACCGAGCCATAGACTTCAACCGCACCCCCATCCAACCCAAAGTCAATGGTCGGTGCAAGACAGTACCTAAAATCATTATTATAAATTCGTGTGCCATCAGACCCTTCGTAAAGCCAAACCCCAACAGCCCCGTAATCATCATTGGTTGGGCTAGGTGTGTTTAAAACAATAGTGAGATGATGAATAGTGTTGTTGTAAATACGCGCATTCGCCCCTTCAACCTGACATCCTGCCCCACAGCCTGTGATCTCGCAGTCGTGAACCATTACGTTCAACCCCGCCATCTTTACACCCCCCTTTTTAGCAGTGGTCAACTTGAGGTCGCTAATCGTAATATTATCTCCCGCTGCGTGAACACAAAACGCCTCCGCAACAGAGGAGGAACCTACGATAATTGGATCATTTCCGGTCCCATATGCACCCACTACTAGGTTACTCGCATTCAGAACCAGCGCATATTGATCGGTACTCGTCCATGTCTCGCCGCGCTTGAATAGTAAACGCCCTGAGATGGGCGACTCGTTGACCTTGGATAACGTTTTCCATGCTGTATCAGGGGAACGACCATCAGACGCATCATTACCACCCGTCTGATCGACGTAGTAACTGTTGCTGATACCCATTTGCGACTGCCGCTGCCGCCGTACTCCCCACCGTGTCACGTTACAATGTCCTCTCTAGTAAGCAGAATCATTTCTGCTCCTACCGAAGCGTAAAGTAAAAATGTCGGCAAAGTCAAGGACTTGACAGAGCCGAATATGCTTTAGAGATTTTATTTAGACTTGATTACCGTGCGTCCGTAATATGTTCCCTTTTTAATACGAGTAATAACAGCAGGATCGACACCGAATTTATCAGCAATTTCATATTGATACAACTTGCCTTCACTTAGGAGTTGTTTTATTGCTTCGACATCGTTTGGTTGAATACGTGCCCATCTACTAAGGTGCTCGTAAATATCGACTTTTTTAAAGCCATTGTACCAAATATCCTCTCTATGTCTCTTGCCTGCTACCGCTTCAACTATATAAATGCCAACTCCACACCGCTGAGCAATTTCAACCATGTCTAAACGAGGTGTTTGTTTCAGAAGAAGGAGCACTTCCCTCTTTGTTTCCAACGATACGCACCCTTTTTTAATTAATCCAGTTCTGTAAGCGTGGCGTATATTCTCTGAGGCAGTACACCATTCTAGGTTCTCTAGACGGTTATCATACTTGACACCATTTTTATGGTTGATCTGATGCTTCGCAGTGGGAGGTTGACCAAGAAATGCTACGGATATTAATCGGTGGACAAGACATAATTTCTTATGCCCCTCTTTGTTGAGCATAACTTGCTCGTAACCATGATTGTTTAAGCAAATCTTTAACATCTTTGGTGCGTTTATATTGCTAAACGTTCTTAAACGCTTAACACGCCCAAGATTGGATATTTCGTACCAACTTTCAAACCCAACAACAGGTTTCCAAACTTCCAATTCAGGTGTAATATTGTTCACAGTAATCACTCCTTTGGTTACTCGTTCCTCGACTGATTCGCGTCAGTGCGAGGATTTGATTTACTCTCTTATTATAACACAGAGTTGGTTCTGTTACATAGTTGACAAGATTGAATATTGTGCTCTATGCTATAAGCAAGGGTCAATTTAGTGAGAGGTCAATATTTGGACTAACGCTACTGACCATATCAAAGGGGGCGCAAGCCCCCGACCCGTGTATAGCTGTCCGAGAGGACTTCTGAAGTGGTGACACCGGGTAGGTTGATACTGACGAGTATCTAAGACCCTTCAGCAGTATGGGTGTGCAACTCCCCTAACAGCGCTAAAGGCAGATAAGCAGTCCTCAATCTCGGTATCCAAATTATTTCCTGCTTATCTGTTTTTACGGCGGAGTAGCTCAAGGGTAGAGCATCAGCGGTTCAGCCGTTGAGGGTTGTGGGTTCAAATCCCATCTGCGCCACATACATGCCTTCAATAACTCAACGGGAGAGTGACCACCGCATGTTGGTGGAGAAGTAAATCGTAGGTTCGACTCCTCACGGTAGGCATGGACGGATAGCAAGGTGGCTGAGTAGTAGCCAGAATGTCATTGACATACGGCTCGGTTTAAGGCAACGGACTTAAAATCCGTGTAGAAGTACCACAGGTTCGAATCCTGTCCTTGCTTCAGGGATAAGCCTGTAAATCCCCCGATTAGTCGCCCGTGTTCTAGACACAGGAAAGACCGTACAGAAATTTCAGGCCGGTGGGAGTTGTTCATCCATTGCGGTAAGTCGTGAAACCCGAATACGATAACGCAAAATGATTGAACACATGGGGATGTAGTGTAAGGAACACGGACGTGGGTAGGGTCATAACCCCCACGCCAAACGCGGATCGTTACCGCCCATCTCCACATGGAGAGTCATTCAAGTAGGATGGACGGGTCGCGCCTGTCAATGTGGGACACCACCTCTCCGTACATGAAGCAACTTAACATGACAACCTCGTGGGCATAAGCCCTTTAATTCCTATGCCCTGCATTCGCCACCGATCCGCGAATTCAAACAACATCGGAAGCGCATAGTCGCAGCAAAAAGAAAACACTCCGCAATGGAGTGTTTTTGATTCTCAGGTGGGTTTTTAGTTCTACTTCACAGGCTCCCCGAACCATGCATCAGGTGGCTCAGTAGGTTGCAACTGTGTTCGCGGATACCACGCATACTCGCGCATCCCGTGAAAGTTGAACATCACCTGCACGTATTCAGTGTCTTTAAGCATTTCGCGCTTCTTTTCCTCTGCCAATGTCCCATTCATTGCCGGATTTTTCGTCACAATTTTGTAAAACATTAATCCTCCTTTTTTTATTCACCCCGTTCGATCTCGTCCAACGTAAATTGGAACTCCCGGATCAGTTCACGCACCTGTTTCAGCGCGTTACGCCGCCGAGCCGCGTTGATCTGCCCCAATGTTGCCTTGTACACGACTGGTTGCCCCACTGCCTCCGGTTTTGGCGGTACGTGAATGCTGTAAGGTCGCCGTGTCACATCTGCTTTGTCCATTATTGTCCTCCTTTATGCATAGTCGGTTCTGTATTTCTGCTGCAAAAACTAAATCCTATTGGTGCTTTGCTTTGCGTTTGTCACATCCGAGACTAGTCTTATTTCCGTTTCCCTGTTTTTTGACCTGTAAGGCAACGCCACTTCGCAAAGAATTCCTCTTCTGATTAACCCGTCGATTGTTGCCCATCTTATTTTATCTATTAGTTCCTGTGCGTTTGTAGCAGCAGCAAATATAGCATACACCTCGTCTTCGTCTGATATACCTTCTAGGTGCTCCAAAATGTTCAAGTTAATCAATTATTCCTCTCCTAATACCCGTTTGATGTACCGATTTGCCTTCCGTTTCGCCTGCCAATTCAGTATCCCATCCGCTACAACTCGCATCACAACCATCACCGGGATCAATACCCCCATCATGAGACACAGTAACGTTGTAAACTCTGCATCAACTGGATACACGGCTTGTACCCTCGTAATCTGTAAACACTGTTGCCCCCAAATCGTATTCGTCAATTAACGCTTGAAGTTCTTGTTGTGTAATGTACTCTTCATTAGTCGTATCAAAGAACACTTCTAATTCTTTCATCGTTGCCATATGCCCCGACTCCGCCCATTCAGTCATAATAAACTTACGTATCACATCTAACATCACTGTACCCCCTTTCTACTCTATCCCCTATTATATGCCCATTTCCCCATAGAGGGTAGTTGTCTACCTCAAGTAGACCCCTCAATTTTACCCCTATCAAATCTGCGGAATTGAAGGGTTCTACTCTGGCACAACTTTATAGTCCTTAATCACCGTACCATTCTTAGATTCCCCGACTAGAGTAGCCTCTTTCCAAAAAGTTCCAATACCCCAAGGTTTCCCAAATGCTGGATAATCCTCGGTGTATGTTACAAAATGCCCCCTCCGTAAATGTAATGGCATTAAACCTTGATAAGGGGTTAGTTTGTGGGTGTCATAATTCTTGCCCATTGGTCTGATTGCTAGTGTTCTGTAGGTGGTTAGTGGGATACCGTAGAAATCCATAAAAATACGTGAATGATTTAAGTTTGGCTCAACAGGAGATAATGTAACATTCTTGCAGTGTAGCAGGGCAAATGTCATTAATGCTACCGATACTAGTGACTGGAATCCCCATTCAAGCAATTCATCTGAACAATTAACCGAATGGACAAACCCACCTTCACCATTAATTAAACGCCCTAGTTCATCGGTTTTCATTATCCAGTAATTCTTAAACCCCATCCAACCAAAATCATCTACGAAGTGAATATAAAATGTGTATTCACCATCTGTCGGTTTCAAGTCTCTTACGCAAAGCAATCCTTTTGCCGACATTTCTTTACTATCAGTGACAGGTAGTAAGAACTCTACAAATGTTGTCTCAAACGGTGGTAACACACACTCAGTAGAAAACTGCTTGCCATCAGATTGATGCCAGAGATAATCGCGTACTGGGTTGGCATCTATTACAATAGCATCCGAACCTAAATATAAGGCTCGCTCGTCGTGATTAGCGATATTAGCCATGAAGCGATCATATAAACGACTGTTTTTTATAGCGCGGTGTTTTTGGCTCATTTTACTCTCCATGTTTTACAGAACCAACTCTGTCTTATTTTAACACCCTTTCTGTAAAAGTGGAAATCGGAATAATGAATACTCCGATGTTGTCAATTGCCAAATTTTGGCTACTCAAGCGTCCCGTTATTAAATTTGATTTTCACTACATCATCGTAGATTTTCTGAAAATCACTCCTTATTTCTTCTTTTATATTCGTACCCCATTTCTTAGACTCCAAGGCTCTTGTAATATAATGCCCAAGAACCCTGACTTGCCTTCTTTCTGGATTCGCTTCCCCGCGATGGGGCTTCTGTATACCAACCACATTTCCCGTAACCCTCACGAGATCACCTGCCACTAATTCTCCTACCCCGATACCCTTCAATGCCTCCACTTTTATTACTACTGGTACTTCAGGAACCGGCACTAAAATAAATTCACCCCCACTAATCGCAGAAACAATCCCATTGAACGTGTATATCTTTGTAGCCCATTCAAATCCCTTTTTAGCTTTCATTACTTGCTCCTTTAATTCTGAATGAGTGAATTATACCAACTCTTAGACTATCCACCTAAAACCGTTTTACCCCTCCCTATCCCTGTTCGAGCGATATGACATTAGCGCCAGCTTCCCTTTTGGAAGGAATGAACTATATATGGGGTACACGACTTACGGATACTACGCTCACACGTCTGCTACGCTCGCTCACGATTGACTGTACACCGGTGTATCCTGCCGGTGGTGCTGCCGATAGCACGGGCGATATACTGGCGATGCCCTAGACTGTACATCCGAACGAAATTACTCATGATAAGACAGATTATCAGTACGTAAACCTCAAATACTGTCATAGTCAAAATAGGTTGTAAACCCCTATAGGAAAATTAATGCTTTTACGAGAAAACGTCAATAAAACCTCTATACTAATTAATGCTTTTTACCTCAATTCGTGGTATAGTTAGGGCAGTGGAAAAACCACTGACGCGAAACTTAACAACCATCCAAGCACCATACAACTAGCTACAAAGTACATAGAGACAGTAGGCTAGCCGATACAATGGATATACATAGGCGATAACCAGACTCGACAATACTAGTTAGTATCTAGACTATCTAAGACTATCGCCATACACACATAACAGACAATACATAGGCGACATACAGCCTATACACACAACTATATAGACACACACTACACATACACATGTGTATATACATGCATCATATAGGTGCATACACAATACAGTAGATCACTACAGTATATAGGGCTGTACACACACATACACACATACATACAGCCCTAAGTAGTATAGCGATCACTATACAGGCGTCGGAATTCCGACACATAGCCGAATATGTATATATAGAGGAGCACACGTTACCATGACACAACAAACAACTATTACCCCGGCACAAATCAGCAAAACAGACTTAGCAAAGATTATCGCCAAACTAGGGGGTAAAAAATAATGCCTAGCACAACAGTAATCATTATCGGTAGGGCGTTATTAGGGGAAGACGATATAACCGTTAAGGAACAAATCACCATTATTCAGGGCGCTACCCTAGCGGAATTGCGCGCAGCTAAGATTATCTTGGAACAATATCATACGGATAATCTGTATGCCAGTGTCTTAGTAGACATACAAATCAGAATCAAAGAACGCGCCATTATTCGTCCGTTGGCTGTAGCAAGTTAAGCGAGGATGTTGGATAAAGTGGGATAATGTGGGATAAGTACAGGGGGAAAGAATGAGTCAACTAACCCCCTGTACGCAAAATAAGACTAAACATAGCCACAAATAGCTATAAGGATACTATCATGTGAGTCTCTAATCGGATCAATAATCAAATACTAAAGCGCATAACCTCACTTAGGACATATAAGCATATGGTGTTTATATGTCGCATAGTGTGATTATAGGGAATTAGAGGAGTAATAGGGATTATGGGCATTAAAGAGCAATATAAACAAGCATACCGGGCAATGAGACTATTAAAGTCATGGCGTGTTAATATGGGCAATTATGATGTTATGGACATTGTAGCAGCGGATCAAGAAGTTTTTAAGGTTATGCCGAAAGATATGCGAGTAGAGGCTTATTACTCATACAGTCATCGTCATGACTTTTTTAAAAGCAATTTATGGGAAGATTTAAACCGTGCCTTAAATGGATACAAATTCCCGAAAGGCTATGCTGCGCGTAAAATTGCACGGGGAAATTATTCAGTTTATCGCCCTACCCTAACAGGAGTATAAGAACATGGCGCAACAAATAGAAGTAATAGACAATCGGAACATTTCGGCAGTGTATCATGCTGGTGATCTAGGTGCATTAATCAAACGTGCAAGTATTATTCGGCAGTCTATGAATCTCATGGCGAAACGAAATAACCATATGATTGCACGGACATTTCATGAATACCGCGTTGATCCTTCCGACGATGATTACAACGAACAATGCAGTAGTAAGGTTAAGGAATTGCAAGCAATGTACAAGCGTATGTTGAATCGTGGCATTGTGTACACTTCGGCAGTTATCATCATTCATAACTATGCAATTGAAATGTTAGTTGTAGATCAATAAACACATATTCGACTATGCACTATTAGCAAAATACAGCCTATACACTCGCAAGGGTTTATAGGTTGAATTGTGGGAATAGGGCGATCATAACAGGAGTTTAGAATCATGCGTACAATTGAAGAAATAAGCGCGCTTTACAATGCTTATATGGATAGGGCCGAAGCATTGCGGTATGCCAAGGTTGAACGTATGCGTAAACTCGCAAAGTTAGCGCATATTGACTCTGGTAGTAATATGTTTATGCATCTGCACAATTGTTCATTTGGTAAAAAATGGATAGGTGTAGACTACCATTACATTCATCAAATGAAATTGATCGAGCAGGATATTTTTAAAGCACATGGGTTAGTTCGCGCATGGGAAAACAGACAGTACAACGAAATGTATAAGTATTATTAATCTCATATCGGCAGTACCAGACTCGCGCTTGTACTGCCTATTTTGTGATTAATTTATGATCTATAGAGGAGTATTGAATCATGGCGCAACGTGCAAGTTATAAGCGTGTTCTCGCAGCAGTAGAACAGGTCAATAAACGTTATGATCTACCGGGTGAATGGTTGAAATTGCAAGGCTCATATGAATGGTGGCAGCTCCAACTATACTATGTTGATGAAAAAGAGGGTTTAACCACAGCCATAAACCACCTATACACTGGAACCATAGGCGAATGTTGGCGCGTGTTATTGGACGTGTTAGGCGAGTCTGTCTATCTTCCGAAGGATGGACATGGGTTTAAGGCGAGTCTGGAATATCAGATCAAGCGCAATTTTGAACGGTTAGCAGTTTTCAACAGCAAACAATAACGATTATCTAAAGAGGAGAATAGAGAACATGAACGCACGAGAAGAAACCACAATGAAGCAGTTTATTAACTGGTATCGCATCAAAATTGAGTCTGAGTATGTGGATAGCAATCCAAACATGCAAGACGATGGTCATCGTATGAACCATTACAAGGTTGTATTGACTGCTCGCATTGACGGCAAGCGCAAACAGTTTACAACCTATTTCAGCATGGGATTAGGTTTAAGTGGTGATCCTGATGCTGGCAGCGTGTTAGACTGCTTAGCATCTGACTCTAGCGGTATTGATGGGCAATCGTTCGAGGATTGGGCCGGGGATTATGGCTATGATACCGATAGTCGCAAGGCTGAACGCACATACAATGCTTGTGTGACACAAGCGGCTAAACTCAAGAAATTCCTAGGCGAATCGGTTTATGAAACCCTAGTCTATCACACTGAACGCCTATAGCCGAAAGGCTATTGCTACAAGTACTAAGGATTAACTATGGAATTTCATATCTACCGTGCAAGCAATTGGAAAACAAAAGGCGTAAATCCGGGTATAGATGACGATGAATTTATAGCCGAGTTTAAGGACAATCCGCCATGTGAAAGTGCAGTAATCAAACAAGGATTAAATGATCTTGAATGGGATACCCTCTATTGGAGCGTTGATATTGAAACAATAGACCAAGCATTGGCTATTTTTGACCATCTTGTATTCAAATCAATGAACCATGAGATTAAAGGTCTTCGCACAATGATTATTTATGATGGCTATATCGAATAGCCACAGCATATCACAAGTACAGAACCGACTATCTAGCCTACTGAGAACGGATAACATGGGGGTTTATCCGTTCCATTGTGGATTAGATCAATAGAGGAACAAAAAGAACATGCGAAAACTGACATGGACGGAGTTTATGGAATTGCCACAGAATCAGGATGCTACAGCCACATTTAATCATGCTGTAGATACCATGCGCGAATTGATTAAGCACGGTCACACAGACTCACCCACTTATCAGGAATGCCGCGCTATTGTGGTGCAATTAGATGGTGAAATAGCGGCATGGTACATCGAACATGCAGCAGGATTGAGGAGCAATGGAAAATGATCTTTACTACAGTTTTCACTTGCTACCCTGAACCGACTCCGATTGAACAACGTGCAATGAATCACTTGAACCACGCCAGCAAAAATAGCGGTTTGTATCTTGCGGCACGTCGAGTCTGTGTTCGGGTTTTTGGAGAATATGACACACAGCGATTAGAACGGGACCGTGAACGGTATTGTCATCCGATTCAACCATTGTTTAGTGTGAAATACAGCTATGCTTCAATGGGACCATTCAAGTATCAAGCAGCGATTAAAAACGTTCATTGTGGATTATTATATGTTATTGCGCGTTCTACTCCCAAAGAGATGTACAAAGAGGCTCAACGCGCATTAAGGTGTGAATATTGGAGAGCACAAGAACAAGTCAATATCTAATCCCTCGAATAAGCAGCATACGAGTTATACTATTCGTATGCTGAAATTTGTGGAATTAACGAAAGGATGAACTATGGCAAGTGATAAGATCAAACGTATGGAACGGCTTAAACTGCTCTTGATGAATGCTCCGGCTGAAGGATTGAAGATCGAGGATTTGGTGCAGTTGTCGGGCATTCCGTACAAGAACATTCACCGGGATTTAATCGCTATTGGAGCCAAGCAGCTTGAGTATGCACGATACACCTATGAGCCAACAAAAGATGAATTGCAGTATGCACGGGCCTTACTAAAAGCAGCAAAGAAAAAAGAATAAGGGCGATTCGCCCTAAACGCTAATCACAGAACCGAATATGTCTATTAGGGGAGAAATGTGCTATAATAGAAAGCATCTAAATACAAACACGCCAAAGGTGCTATATACACCTCGGCGCGTTCTAACCGTTGAAAGGGTTAATCTTTCTATGGCTACCTCAGATTCTACTACCCTGTTTGATGAAACACAACTGAATAATGAAGAATGGCGCGATATTCCTGAGTATGAGGGTACTTATCAAGTATCTAACCTTGGGCAAATCAGGCGTATTAAAGAAATACGCCAATTTAAGAAGCGAATAATGAAATTAACTTTGGGGCCAGACGGATACCTCAGAATCGGTTTATGCAAGAACGGCAAACAGAAAGTGTTTACTGTTCATAAGTTGGTTTTTCTTCTTTTTCACGGTGACTATCAGTATCCAAAATTTGAGATAAACCATATCAACGGCATTAAAACTGATAATCGTATCGACAACCTTGAACTACTAACCCATCAACAAAACATACAACATGCCTTTGATAACAATTTAGTTAAACCGTCTTGTGGTGAGGGTAAGTACAACGCCAAATTGAACTGGAGATCAGTTGACGAAATCAGAAAATTGCACTCCGAGGGTATTGGACAAAACGAGTTAGCTAAGCGATTCAATGTATCCACCGCGAATATCTATTATATTGTCCGCGAAATCAGTTGGCCTGATAGATCAAGACCAAAGGGGTAATGCATTATGGCTGTAAACATAGAAGATGTTAATCAAACATCAGAACTGTCGCGCGAATTGTGCTGGCTTGAAAGCGCTTTAGATATGCACCATCCAAATGAGTGGTGCAAATATCTACTTTGCGAGGAACTATTCGGCAAGCGTGTTATTGTGGCTACAAACCGCCAGCGTTTACACATCGGTACTCAGTGGGCGCATGTATTCCCTGTAGGATTTTTGCCACACCCTGATAGCAGCTATACTCCGGGTAATCGGTACTTCCCCTATGAAACAGCGATTCAGAACTGTACAGGAGCAAAGATCATTGTCAACCGTGCATTACTCGAACAACACCTAACCAAACTGCTGAAGGCTGCGCCCAAGAGCGACACCGATAAACTCATCAAGCTATCATTCGATGAGAACAGCATGAACCTTGTGGTTTACAACGCGCTTCATGGTTGGGTACGGTTGAATATGCCCTGCTCGATGAAAGGTAAACCAAAACCAATGCGCTTGAACGCACGGTATTTGTTAGATGCAATAGCAGGCAGTGAAGTTGCGAATGTATCCATACAGCAGGATAAGAGCGATCATAAAGCGATTTGTGTGTCGCCCGGTTTAGGCCGTGTGGCGTTCATGGTTCTGTTTCCAGAATAGGTTTAGTTATAAGGAGCAATAAAATGGATCAAACAGCATACGAGATTACTCCACAGCAGTTCATTGATGAGAACTACACAGGCAAGATTGAACGTGGTGCATGTGAGGTATTTGTACCTTACCCTAAGTTGCAATCTAATGCTGATGATATTCAAAAATGGGCATACGATGAACTGCTACGGATTGCACCTAAAGGCTCATCCATTAAAGAAATCACCAAGAATGAAGATGAGTCGTATGATGCTCACACGATCCCGCATGGGATTATGCTTATCGACGACAAAACGAAGTTGCATGTTTGGCTGAAATAGGTGCAGCAATTTAGTTGCACCTTTATATACAAAAAGGATGTGTATCATGTGTAATAAAGCAGCAATGTTAGTTGGAAATCGTACTCTGGTTGTGATTGAAAATGGTGAACTGGTCGAGATGAATCGTTTTGACAATGTTAAGGAACTCAAGGACGAACTAGCAAACTTGAACCATCGCGGAGTCATCAGTCCCAAGCGTTATCAACATCTGTCTGAACAGGTTGACCGCCACGCAGAACCGACTATGCGTAATCGCTAATTCGGGCTTATACTCAATTTATTCGTATCTAACAAAGGAAAATGAACCATGTTTGTAAATCCCCTTCGCAGCATCAAAAAACGTTTCGAGGCTTGGCGCGGCAAGAAAAATCAGCAGGTTATCCCTGCCCCAGAGCCGAAACCCAAGGCGTTTAAAGTGCCATACACATCCACAAAGGATATGGAGTTTAAACTGTCGCCCGAAGTGACCGTATTCGACTTTCGGGAATGCCAGTCCCACGCTAAAATGAACCGGACGCGGCAGCACCGGCAACAGATGAAAAAGTTTCACAAGCATCAAGCGCGATGCAACAAGAACTACCGCAAGCGCTCATAACACCCACCTATTCATAGCACGAGTAAACATTGCATCGTATACCGTATTATGTTACAATGAGTTCTAGGAAGTGCATAGTCGAATATGCACTTCTATAGCAGAAAGGTTTATCCATGACACGTGAAAGGAATCAGCGATTTGCGGCGTTTTTAACGTTTATAGCACTCCTAGGTGCTTTAGGGCTTGTAGCGCTTGTGGCGCGGTTTGCTAGTAATGAACTGCTGGCAATTAGCGGTATGATCGTGGTCATTTTCGGGTTCGCGGCAAAGGCTTTGTAATTTACAAGTAGAAAGAGGGTAAAAGAACATGGACTATCCAGCATGGCAGCAGGCAATTCGTGAGGCTCAGACCAAACAGCAAGCAGAGAATGATAAGCGTTCCCAAGAGGGCGAAGCAAAGAAAATGGCAATTCGCGCTGAGAATGGGCGCAATCTCATGACAGTGTTGGGTGTGATGGGAATTGATGCAGCACTCGATGTGGATGTCGCTGTAGCAGGTGAATTTAAGTTTCGCTTGCTACAAGCCCCGTATAGCTACAATGGGGAAGCAGACTTCAGTGCGAAAGAGGTTGATGGCATTATCACGGACATTCATTTCCATCTTCTAATTTCACGTAATCACTTTGACTATATGGAAATGATGAACGAGGATTTGTACAGCCGCAATGGTCTGTGGTCTATTGCCGATCATCTCCAACATTGGCAAGCGGAAATTGCCGATATTATTGACCGCCTTGAGGCATCTTACCAAATCCAAATGAACCGATGGAATACGGCTCGTTCTACCCCTGCTCCAACGGCTTCAAAACCCATTACCGTAGCAGAACAACTTGAAGCACTTGTCCGGCAGATTGCGGATGAGATTATCGTAGCAAGACTTGAGAATAACGAATAGCATCACGAACAGCACGAAAATAGAACTAATCGGCGTAAGATTTTAATCAACACAAGGAGCAAACATGTTCGAGATATTAACCATCACGATCCAAGATATGTTGGACAAGGAAATTGAACTCGGTATCCCCTCTCGCGCCATTGATTTTAAGCGCGATTGTATCATCCAACCGCCCCCGATGGATAAGATCACCGTAACCATTGTTGCGAGATCAGGCGACAGAGGCGACGATTGGGCGGCCTACAGCGGTATTCCTGCCCAATGCAAAACTTACGCCTCGTATGAGGTGATGGGTATTGACATGAATGACCCTGACCGTATTGCTGCTAGCGGGGATAAACTCAGCCAAGCGCTGGCAGAAGTCTTGTTCCCGCGCTTCGTTGAAGCGGGGATGATCTACCGACGCTAACCCAGCGGTGAAGAGTTTTTAACTATGCGAAACAAGTAGGATTTGAGAGAAAAATGTGGTACAATAGAAGGCATATAAATGCAAACGAGCGCTTGATGCAACTAACATCTGCGCCCGTTCTAACCGTTGAAAGGTGTATGCTTTCTATGGCTACCTCAGATTCTACCACACATTGTATCTACCGTATCGTCTGTGTTGCTAATGGCAAAGTCTACATTGGGCAAAGTATAAATGCTCGTGAAAGACGAATGCATCATTTTTCAAAGTTAAGAACTAATCAACACTACAATTTCCATCTACAAAAATCCTTCAACAAATATGGTGAAGGTATGTTCTACTTTGAAACATTGGAGAAGAATATCCCGCATTCTAAAATAGATGAACGTGAGATATTTTGGATAGCACATTTTAACAGTCACCTTAACGGATTTAACGCTACAGCAGGAGGTCATAACCACCCAAATGGGATCGTAAAATGTGAATGGAATGGGGTCGAATACGCAAGCAGAGCGGAGTGTGAAAAAGCAACAGGTATCCCTGTATCTGCATTAAGGTATCGCATGAGCCAAGGGTATTCGTCGGACAAAGATATGGATAATAGAGGTAAGAAATTCACTTGGAATGGCAGAAACTACAAGTCCTTAGAAGAAGGTGCTAAGGAATTGGGAATATCACTGTCAGCAATGCATGATCGTTTAAGGAAAGGTTATAGAAACGATTCTGATATGCAAAACTCAAGCTATCGGAAAGAAAAAGGATGTGAATGGAATGGTGTATTCTATGATTCGATTTCCCATATGGCTAAAGCATTGGCACTTGATTATTCATGTGCATTCTACCGAGTACATGAGGGGATGAAGAAAGACAGTGATATACGTAAAGCAGTTCACCCATCCAAGAAATGTGAATGGAATGGAAAAACATATTTATCTATTGCGGCGGCGGCAAGCGAATTAGGAATATCTCATGCTACGATGCGTTATAGATTGAAGTCTGGATATAAATCAGACAGCGATATGAACATAAAATCAAATACAAGAAGGAGAACCGAATATGGCAGGCAAACAAGTCCTAACACTAGTGGGTAATTTAGGGAAAGATAGTGAAATGCGCTATACACAGGCGGGGAAAGCTCTCTGCTCGTTCAATGTAGCTGTATCTGAAACATGGACTGATCGAAACTCAAACGAGAAGCGCGAAAAGACCGTGTGGCATAAATGCACGATCTGGGGTGAACTCAGCGAGAAATTATCTCCCTATCTCGTTAAAGGTAAACAGGTCTACATCAGTGGCACAGTTGAGGCTCATGCATATCTCGATAATGCAGGGCAACCAGCAGCCTCATTAGAAGTAAATGTACGCGACATTCTTTTACTCGGTGGCAAGGGTGAAGGTAATCACGCCGATGAACCCGCCCCCACAGACTTCTCAAAGAGCGACATACCTTTTTAACGATTGAACCGTACAGGGGTGCTTCATTGCGCCCCTTTGAGACAGAACCGAATATGTGTTTTAGAGAGAGGAACACGTTACCATGAATAATTGTCAGCGATGCAATGGTTTAGGTTTTACAGCAGTCCGCAGCGGCGATGACGATCAGGAATGCCCCTGCTGCAAAGGCACAGGCAATGTGAACCCTGCCCCTGTAGTGGTGCAGATGGGATCATATCAGGCAACTGTGCAGGAGCAAGGTGGACTGTATCACCTATCGCTAAGTTTCTTGGATACCCCTGAAAAACTTACCAACTCGTTTTGCCACGATCACCATATGCTGTTGGCGATGGGCCGCGCGTTGGTGAACGCCTGCAATCCCACCTCCAACAAGTGGATAGGCTACGCATGGGACATCGGGCAAGTGACCTTTACGGGTTGGATCACGTTTCGAGGTCGGACATTCCCCGCCCTGCCCGACACGTACACAGCAGGAGCAGGGTATGAGCTTGGTGTAACGCTTTTGCAACTTGGTCTGACGATGGAAATGCAGCGACGAATGGCGTTGTGGTTGAGCAACACTGTTACGGAATTACGAAAGGCAGGGTAATCATGAGTAATTCACGAATTACCGTTCAGCAATATGTTGAGGATGGTTATCAAGCGTTAGTCGATAAACACGCCTGTAATATCTATTGGGATCAATTCGGCGTAACAAAGATTACCCCCTTTGAAGGGCAGTATGTTATCGAATACGGTGATGTGAACCGCTGTACCACAGATGCAAAATATATTCACCTGAATGTGCGTTGGCACTCCGAAGAAGATTACCTATCCATGCAATTGCGCTACGCGGACAAGATGATTGAAGAAGCAAGAAATACCCTTCGCCTCGTGCATGACTTGGCGCAATCAGTACGCAATCATATTCAAGTGGGTGTTGGGGTTGATGAAAACACTATCTTGGCTCTTAGAAATATCGACACATGGGCATTTGAACAATACTTGAAACTGGAAAAGGGGTATTAAATCATGAACTATACCTATCCACGTCCTGACCTGAACAAGATGTTTGACTTGAAACTGATGTACGATCCGGGGCGCTCAGTGTTGTCGGTAGACCCTACCCCCGTTGAACTGTTCTATGCCTCGCGCTATCGCAATGCGGAACACATTGACACGGACACCCGTTTTTTGTATCAATTGGAAATGGACATTGATGCGGCGTGGTATGAACTAGGGTTGTACGACAAGCGCGGCTGTGATTATTTCGGGACAACCTACACGCAAACCACAAGTGAACAGCAGGATACCGCTGATATGGATTTAATCGAGTGGGTGCAAGCAAAAGACTTGCTCCTGTATGAAGAGGGAGGATGGAGAGTATGAGTAAAATTACATGGAACGATTTGACGGCGACGGAACGGGATTGCTTAAATACAATCAGCAAAAATCCACTCGCAACGGTGTCATCACACCCTTTCGAATCACTTGAACAAAAAGGATTAGTGGTCTTTAGATGGAATGTTGGTAATTTCCTCACCGACTTAGGCCGCGCCGTGTTAGCGCAAGCGCCCGTTGCCGACAATGCGCCCGCGAATAAGCCGGAAACGATCACTGCCACGCAATGGGACACGGTAGCGGAGGCGTGGCAGCAGGGTAAG